TTTGGACACGGAGCTGACGCCGCAGGAAGTCCTCAGTATGAAGTTCGAGTGGTGCTCAATGATGGATGCGTTAAACAGCATCGGCGGAGGGTATACCCGCCTGCGCGAACTGGCCGAGGCCGACAGAGACGGACGCGTGGTGGTGCGTCCGTGCAAGGTGGGGGACACGTTATTCAGAGTGTTCGCCGGAGAAATCTTAGAGCACAAAGTTAGAAACATGAGATACCTCGCAATACAGGGACGGTGGGACATTGATACAACCCCGTTCTGCTCATACGTGGAAAGTTCCATAGGGAAAACGATTTTCTTAACCCGCGAGGAGGCGGAGAAAGCATTGGAGGCGATGAAGGATGAGTAAAGCCGTACTTATCAGCATCCGCCCGAAGTGGTGCGAGAAGATCGCCAACGGCGAAAAGACTATTGAGGTGCGAAAAACCAGACCGAAGCTGGAAACGCCATTCAAATGTTACATCTACTGCACGCTGCCGAAATATCCGCACGAGGACTTCATTACGACGGACTATCCAATGCCACAGTTTTACGGCGGCGGCAAGGTCATTGGCGAGTTCACCTGTGACCGCATTTATGAGTTGGAAACAAAATCACACGGCGGCAGTTACTATGTCAAAGAAGAGGGTCAGTCGACAACAAACGAGGTGGCGCGTCAGTCGTGTCTTACTCTCAAAGATATGCACAAATATCTGAAAGCGGCAAAGGGCTACGGCTGGCATATCGCCGACCTGCTGATCTATGACCAGCCGCGGGAGCTGAGCGAGTTCACAGGGTTGCGAACATTCAAGGGCGGCTTTGAGCTGCGAAAGATCGACCGCCCGCCCCAGAGCTGGTGCTATGTGGAGGCGATGAAGGATGGATGACCTAAAACCGTGCCCGTTCTGCGGCGGTAAACTGAACTTTTACCGGGAGAACTATGTGAATCGTTTCGGAAAGCGCATCATTAAGCAATACTGGATGCACGATGATACAGATTGTGTCCTTAACGACATAAATCAGCCTTTTGTTTTAGAGGCTGGAGACGCAAATCCGGAAACGGGTTATCCGGGAGAGTATGCTGAAAAATGGAACAGGAGGGCTGAAAATGGCTGAATGCATTGAGCGGGAAGCTGCGTTTAATGCTATAACCGATCTTGCAGGGAAAGCCCCGACGCGCTCTGCTTATGAAGCTGTATGGAAATCAGCGAGAGCGTTGAAGAAAATTCCTGCCGCCAACGTGGCCCCAATCGAAGCGCTGGAACGCCTGCGGGACGAGCTGTGCGCGCAGGACCTAATCACCATGGAGGGGCTGAGAAGGCTGAACACGCTGATTTGGAAATACACAACGGTGCATGACGGAGGGGCTGAATGAAGATATACAAAAATCCGTGGGTGACACGAGAAAGCTACTTTGTGAAAACTGGAACTGCAAAGTCGGCAAAAATGGAGGCGGCCAAAAGTAGCGGTTATTCTATCGACTTTTGGGAAGGGGAATGGATCGTCAGAAAATCAACCATTTATGACAAATCGCTTACAGAAATGCCGATTGTTTTTGAGAACCGCGTTGCGCTGCAATCTTACATTGACAAGGCGATTTTAGATACGGTTCTTGGCTTTGTGAAGGGGCGGAAGATGGACGGGGAGGAATGACACATGGATGTTGCCGGAAGAAAAGTTGTCAAAACGAGGGTTGACCATGTTTGCTTTGGGTGCGGGCGAAAATTTTGCCGAGGGACTATGATGGAACGCAGTTGTGTTTTTGATGGAACTCCGTGGACGTGTTATCTATGTGAGAGTTGCCAAAAAGCCTCTGCGGAGCTGGGCTGGCAGGATGAGTACGGATTCGGAGACCTTCGTGAACGTGCGCTTGAGATTGAGAGGGCCAAGATGGACGGAGGTAACAGCGATGCGGCTGATTGATGCAGACAAAATCCGGTGGAAATCATACCCCAATGATTACGGGGAAACAAATGATGACTATGTGGAAAAATGCGACATTGACAATATGCCGACAGTTGATGCCGTGATCGTGACGCGATGCAAAAATTGTCGGTCATACAACAAACCGAAAACGGGATGGTGTGAAGTCCATCTCGACCGTGAACATCCGGACGATTTTTGCAGCTATGGCAAGAGAAAGGACGGAGGTACTGAATGAAACGGAAAGACTGGCTGATTATAGCCTTTTGGACGCTGGTCATAGCCGCTGGCATTGCGTTTATCGTGTTTTATTTCAAAAGCATTTTAACCGCCGACATTCCACTGTGGCTGAAACTGCACTTGTTAAGGGGGAAGTAAGATGGCCAAACAATCTGGATACTTGCAACGGTGGGAGAACGAGACCAACCGGCTGCTTCAGGCAACGATGGTTATAACCTCGCAGTATGACATTGATACACTGCAAATCGCGATCCACCAGTCGGAGGGCTGGGGATATGATCGCATTATGAGGCTTACCGAAGCATGGACAGAAGTGAGAAAAGAATACAGGCCGGCGCTGGACTACAAAAACCCGGCGGCGGACGTGTGTCAGGAGCACATGGACCGGGTGCTGAAAGAGATTATCCGGGATAAGGCGGAGCTGATCCCACACGCCGAGCGGTACAAAGATTTGAGAAAAGTGACGTATGGAGGACGGAAATGAAGATCGGACAGGCGGTAGAGGCGAAGTTCAAGACGCTGCCGGTGGAGCGGGCGAAAAGTGAGCGGTCAAGCGTGGAGCTGTGCCCGATGCGGACGGGGCGGGTGACATGGGTACACCCCAAGGGACGGTTTATCACCGTGACGACCAAAACCCTTGGCGGGGACGTGACGGAGAACTTTTTGCCCGGAGAGGTCCGGGCAGTCTGAGAAAGGGGGCGGAGGACATGGCAGAGACGCTTGTAAATTTTGTGATCCTGTTTGCGGCGGCGGGCTTTGCGGTCTATGAGGCGAGCAGCGGGAATATTGCCATGACGGTATACGCCTGCACACTGCTGGCGCTGTTTTCTTTGCTTTGGAAGATGGAAAGCATCGAACGGCGCCTGAAACGGCTTTGCGAATTGCTGGAAGGGGAGGGGGACGATGGAGAGGACTGAGGACCGCCGGGAACTGCCGGTCTACGCGGTACGGCTGCGGGAATTGCGGCGGGCCAGAGGCATGAGCAGCCGCCGGGTATCGGAATACTGCGGTATGAGCCACGGCATGGTAGGATTTTACGAAAGCGGCATGAAGGAACCGAAGGCCACGGCCCTGATCACGCTGGCAGATTTTTACGGCGTGAGTGTGGATTACATCCTTGGCTTGGAGCCGGAATAAAAAATTTTTCAAGTGGCTACTAAAGTTTACCAAATCGGGAAAATCTTGTGAAATAATAGAGAGTGAGAAGAAATAAATTCTTTTCACTCTCTGTCTTTTTAGGGGAAGGAGGCCGCGAATGGAACTGGAACCGATGGATACGGCGGAACTGACTGCACAGCAGGAACGCTATGACGCCATTGCCCGTGCCACCAGCGACAGCCTTGCCCTTTTTTACTGCTGCATTGAATTTGACCGGCCCTTCGATATGCTGGCGGTGCCAAAAGAACCGGACGTGGGCGAGAAGTGGATCGCCTATCTGGACAACCTGCGGCTGAAGAAGCTGGACACGCGGCGGGGGGAACCCCTTGGCTTTCTGGACGGGCTGACGGACATTACCAAGATTTTTGGCGAGGGGCTGTCCGCCGGGGAATTTACCAAAGCGGTTGGCAACGAGAAGTCCGCCCGGAACCGGAAAGTAGGGACGGCACAGCAGCGGAAGAACTGGGGCGAGAACTCCGCAAAGAACCCCTACACCTCTGAGGACTATGACGAGCTGGACCGCATTTATGAGGCACTGTCCAGCGACCTGATGGCGGCGGGCGGCGTAAGCGTGAAGCAGGAGTTCATTCTGCGGGACTGCGCGAAGATGACGCTGGATCGAGATAAGATGCGGGCCATCGGCCAATATGACAAGGCGGCTAAGCTGAACAAGATGGTGCAGGATAACCTGTCCAGCGAGGGACTGCGGAAAAAGGATGCGAAGCCCATTGACGATCTGCGGATCGACAGCCTGGTGGAAGCGCTGGAAAAGAAGGGACTTTTGAAAAACGGGAAGCAATGCGACCCGGACGAAATGTTCCGCATTTTGTTTGGGCGATCCTGCAAATACCCCTACACCATGGACGCGGCGGAACAGATGCTCATGATCAACGAAAACCGGATGCGGCAGAACGAGGGGCGGCCTGAGCTGACCACCCTGCCGCCGGAGATGCGGCTGCGGGACGAGTTGGGGGAGTTTGCGGAGGAACCCAATGATCAGGAGAAGGAGGCATATCAGCGGCTTGGACTGGTGAAGATGCCTCCGGCGAAGAAAAAGCGGTAAGGAGGAGCCATGGCACGGCGGGCCGGAAAGGCATGGACAAGTTCGCAGGGCTGGGTCAGCGTGAAGCCCACAGCAGAGCGGGACTACACGGACTATGAGGATGCCTGGTGGGCCTTCCTGATCTGGGTATTCCGGTGGTATCCGGACAAGCTGCTGGACCTTGTGCGGAGCGACGAAGCGGACTTCGCAAACGAGGAGATCATGCAGCGGGTGATGGTGCGGGCCTACGCCAGGAAACGGGAGGTGGCGATCACCGGAACCCGAAGCCTGACAAAGACCAGCACAAAGATGAAATACGCCATGGTGAACGGGCTGGTATGGCCGGGGACCCAGAGCGCATATTATGGTCCAAGCTACAAACAGCTTGCCGCCATCGGCGGGAAAACCTATCACCAGATTGAGCACGATTACCCCATCCTTGCCAAGCACTGGCGGGTCAGCGCGGAGAGCAAGGACGATTTCAAGATTGAGACGGACGGCGGAAGCGCCTTTTATATCTCCGCCATGCGCGGCGACAACCTGCATGACGTGACGGCGGAGGAATACGCACAGGAAGAAAACCCGCCTTTTGACTACAACGAGTATTCCACCGTGGTGCTGCCGGCTGTGCGTCTCTGGCACAACATCAGCGGTGAGCGGGACAAAAACTTCGTAGGATACAAGAAACACGCCATCACCAGCGCGGGGCGCAAGCAAAACCACGCCTTTCAGACCCGGTGCAAGGTGATGAAGAAAATGACCCAAGGGGAAAGCGCTTTTGCCATTGACATTTCATGGGAAAGCATCGTGCTCATGCAGATGCGGCCCTATGAATGGGCGCAGGGACTCCGGGAGGAGCTGACGGCGGAAAAGTGGATGCGGGAGATGGAGAGCCGGTACACCGGCGCGGACGAGTTCCCCGTGCTTTCCGACGAAGTGCTGACGGATTCCCAGCGGGTGCTGGTGATGGAGACGGAGCACTGCTGCAAGGACCCGCACCCCAAGCTGGAACCGGAGGAAGTTATTTACATCGTGGGCTATGACGTTTCCTACGAGGATTCGGCAAAGAACGCCAAATGCGCCTGCGTGGTGCTGAAGCTGACGCGGCAGCGGGAATACTTGAAACGGGACCGCTTTTTGAAGCAGCTGGTTTACATTGACGATTGGCCCCCGCCGGACCAGAGCAAAGCGCAGGCACGGCGGCTGAAAGCCATCTGGAACCGATTCTGCTATGACGGCAGCCAGACCTACATCGCCATCGACTCTTGGCAGTACGGGCGCGGGGTGCTGGAAGATTTGATGACCGACTTGGGAGACGGCCTTTTGCCCCTGTGTGTGAAGAACCACGCGGCCTACGCGGCGGCGGAGCTGCCGGGGGCGATTCCGGTGATCTACCCCATCAAGGCAGGCGGCACCGGCGTGACGGACCCGGACTTTGAAATGCTGAAATACGCGCAGACGGAGTTTGAGCACCACAACGTTGAACTTCTGACGCTGAACGCCAATGAGGGCGTGGAGGCGTATAAGCGCGCCCACCGCATCCGGGACGATGACCGGGATTACCAGTTCGCACAGCCTTATCAGAAGTGCCGGGAGCTGTCCGGCCAGATACAGAACCTGAAGCTGGTGCCCAGCGGGGCGGGGATGAGCGAGAAGCGCATTTCCAAGGCCATCCAGCGCGATAGCTGGTCCGCCACGAAATATGCCCTGCGGCTGGCCCAGCTGATCGAGCGAGAGGAACTGCTGACGGAGATCCACGGAAAGAACAAGAGTGACTGGGCGTCGGCGCTGGATCGGTTCAAGGAAAACAAAGTGGCTCCGCTTATCAGCACCGGAAGCAGCGGACGGCTGGTGACGGCGCGGCGGGGAGGCCGGAGGTTTTGACAATGGCTCAACGGAAGAAACAATACCGGCTGTACGCCATGGGGCGGACCCGGAAAACGGAAGAGATCGCGTATGACACCCGGTTTTACCGGATCTGCGCAGGGTACATTCTGCTGTATCTCACCGGACGGAAAAAGCCGGAGGGCGCAGTGGAGGTGGCCGGGGCGGACCTGGACCGGCTGACAGACGGAGACCGCCTGTGGCTGGCGGACTGCAACACCATGATCCTGGCAGAAGCGGCGGCCCAAGCGGGCGTAACGCCGGAGGAGGCGGAGAAGCACTGGGCCAGCACTCTGGACCGGTTGGAATGGGAATTGCAGAAGGAGCGGGAACGCATGAAGGGAGGCGGGGAGCATGGACCTGCAAACTGAATTGAGGTCGGTGCAGTTCGCCTCGTACCCGAAGATATTCGGAAGGCTGCGGGAACTGGCGGCACAGTACGGCGACCTGCCCATGGACGCCGTAAGCAGCGCGTTTATGCGGGCGGCCAGCAACACCTACACCCGGAATAACCCCTACATTCAGAACCGCCGGGTAAAGGCCATTTCCTCGCTTCCGGTGAATTACAGCAAGGACAAGGTGGCGGAGATGCTTACCGCACCGGACGGCAACGAACAGGGTCTGCGGCAGGTGGCCCACGCGCTGGAATGGACGGCGTATCCCCTGTTTCACACCCGGAAGGTGTACACGGAAATGCTGACCTACCACAGCTACATTGCTCCGGAGTACGCCACAGAGGAAGAAGCGAAGCGGGAGGACTTCCTGCGGGAGTGGCAGCTTTTGGACAAACTGCGGAAAACGCTGGACCCCAAGGCCACGGCCCATGAGATCGCGGGGCAGGTCTTGCAGGAGGGGAAGGTTTTCTACTATCCCCGGATCAGCGTGGACAAGCCCCACAACAAGGTAAACCACGCCTTTTTACAACAGCTCCCCAGCGACTGGGTAAAGATCGTGGGGTTCAACAACGTGTCGAAATACACGGTGGCGATGAACCTGATGTACTTTATGCAGCCGGGGACGGACCCGTTACAGTTCGGAGACCTGCTGCTGCCCTATCTGGATGACTTCTACGCATCGGCGGAGCGGGCACTGGAGGGCACGGGGAAGCGGGTGATCTTTGCGGCGCGGGACCGGGTGGACCTGAATGTGCTGGAACAGCGGAGGAAGCAGACCGGCGGCCGCTTGGCGGGAGACCCGGAGGTATACTCCCAGAACGGGCGGTGGTTCTACTGGGTGACGCTGCCGGTGGACAAGATTTTCACCTTTGAGGCAGACGATGTATCCCGGAACGCCATTTCCCCGCTGGCGGGGCTGTATCTCTCTCTGGTGCAGATGGCGCAGTACGAGCAGATCCAGCTGGAACTGGTGCAGAACCCCCTGATCGCCCTGTTTACCGGCGAGATCCCCTACAAGGATAAGTCCGAAATTACAAGCACAGAGGACGATTACCGGCTTTCAGACGCGGGACGGCGGCTGTTTGAGTACCTGTGGTATCAGATGCTGACAGAGAGCAACACCAGCGGGATCGGCTGGTTCACGGCCCCTGTGGAAAACATCAAAATGCACCAGTTGGCAGAAGCACCCAGCGCCACCAAGATTTCCGCAGCCGGGTACAGCTACGCCATGAACAAGGCGGGGCTGTCCGCCATCGTACCCACCACGGAGGACCCCAAGGCGGGCATCGCTCAAATCTCCCTGCAAATCGAAGGGAAGTTTGCGGAGTGCGTATACCGGGGCTACGAACGGATGATGGCGGCCATTGTGGACAAGCTGAATCTGAAATATTCGTGGCGGTTCGCACTCTTTGGAACGCTCTCCACCGAGGAAAAGCGGATGGAGGAGGCCAAGCAGGGCATGACCCTTGGCATCCTACCCCAGACCATCATCTACATGGCCATGAACGATCTTTCCCTGCTGGACGATCTGAGCATTTCCAACGCCATCAAGGCAAGCGGCATCATGGATAAGCGTTTGCCGCTGGTGACAAGCTACAATGCCAAGCAGTCCGAAAGCGGACTGCCGCCCCAGGCAGCCCACGATCTAAACCCCGGCGGGAGACCCAAGGGGGACGGCACCGTGACCAGCGAGGGCCAGGAGGCGGACATTGACACCTATGGCGAATAGCCGAAGAAAAAGTGAACAGAGCACCCCGCTCTAAGCGGTGAGCGGGAGGAGCAAAGCGTTGCTGACGCCGGAATGACCGGCGTGGGCAGCGCTTTTTTTCAACACGAGAGGAGGAAACCACATGGCAAAGCTGCGGGACATTTACCACTACGAAAATCCCCGCTTTTCCCCGCTGCGGGACGCGGCGAGGCGGGCCACGGCGGCATACCAGAACGCCGCACGGGGTCTGGACACGCTGAAGGAGTGGGTTCTGGTGGAGTTTGGACTGGTACACACGGCGGACGCCATTCACCGTCTGGCCCACGAACAGCCCAAGCGGTTTGACGTGATCGGAGACATTCTCCACCAGCGGCACCTGATGCAGGAATACCCGGAGACCCCGGAATACCGGGAGCGGCCGGAGGACATGGACGGCGTTTTCGGAGAGGTGATCCGGCTGTTGGAGGACATTGAGGACGCCTTGCGGGACTGCGTAGCCGCCAGCGAAGAAGTGGGGCTGTATCCGCTGGCAAGGGAATTTGAAAACCTTCAGATGGAGAACAGCAAAAGCTACGAGACCATGCTCTACGCATGGCAGATGTATGACAAGACCGACGGCAGCGCCACCAGCTATGACAACTGGGTGAAAAAGCTGTTTGACGGAGAGGAGGCGTGACCATGCCGTTTCGGACAAGAGGAACCCCGCCGGAGCACGTAAAAATGTCCGGCGAACTGCGGGTCATGCAGCGGCTCAGTGAATACGAGTTCGGCGTGGAGCTGTGGGTCATGCGCTCCGGGCTGAATGAGAATCATTGGGATTTCCGCAATATGCGGGAGCACTACCTGACGTTTGTGGGTCAGCCCATTCTGTGTGCCTATGTGGGCCGCAAGGTGGGGGACGGACACAACATGAGAGAAGTGCGGGACCCCTACACCGGCGAGAAGGGCTACACGTTCATGGACGGAACGGCGGAGCGCATCGTAGGGACCCTATCCGACGATCCCAAAGACTTTTCCATTGTGGAAGAGGACGGGAACGAGTGGATCAGGGCGAAGGGCCGGTTATTCCAGTTTTACGCACCGGAATTGGTGGAAAAAATCGTGCGGACAGGGCGCATGGATGTTTCCGCTGAGACCGATACGAAAAAATCCCACATGGACGGCGAGAACGAGATTATTACGGATTGGGCAGGTCTTGGCGTGACCGTGCTGGGAGACGATGTGCCGCCGGCAATTCCGGGGGCGCGGATCAAGGCGCTGAGTGCCATGCAGGAAGAGTTTAAGACATTAAAACTGAGGGCGGCGTCTCTGGACCCCGGAAAGGGAAGCAACGAAACGAACAAGAGAAAAGGAGTGAACATCATGAGCAAGAAGGCAATGGAGGCCATGTCCGAAAAGTTCAAGGGCTACCGCGTGGTCGCTCTGAGCGAGGACGGGATGCACGTTGGCCTCGTGGACTCTGCCGGCAGCGCTTATACCTACGCCTTTAACGCGGAGGATAACGGCGCCGTGGTGGAGAGCCGCATCAAGCCCGCTTACCTCACGGCAGCCTTCCCCTTTGGCGAGGGCGTGAACGCCATGGCAGAGGTGAGCGACATCGTGGACTATGCCTGCGCCGCAAAGGGGCAGCAGGCGGAGGACGTGAAGGCATTGCAGACGCGTCTGGACGAGGCGGAGGAAAAGATCCGCACCATGGAAGCCGCCGAGCATGAGCGCCGGGTCGAAGCCGTGAAGGAAGCCGTGAACGGGGCCTTGGAGGACATCCGGGCCTGCGCCGTGGAAGGCGACGCCGACATGACCGAGACTGCCAAGGGCCTGTGTGACCGAGCAGAGGAGTTCGCAGCCATGGAGACTGACGGGAAGTTCTGCGGCGCAGACCGCGCCGTGCTGGACCTGATGGCCGCACACGGCAAGGCACAGACCGAGAAGCGCAAGAAGGAAATGGCCGCCAAGCAGCATTCCTTTGCATGGAACAACCCCAAGACCAACAGCGGCGAGGGCGGCGGTATTGAAGAGATGCTGAGCCGCATGAACGGCTGAGATACGAGAGGAGAGTGAATCACAATGGCATACATTGAAAAGACTGCGTTTTGGCCCCGCGTGACCAACCGCGTATTCGACGAGACCCTGAACATCACCGGCAAGTTCCAGAACGGCGATAAGGCGGACGAGACCTGCTCCGCCGGGTTCCTGTGCGTGAAGGACGAGCTGATGGACTGCGAGGGCTATGTGGGCGTTGGCCCCACCGGCTCCACCGTGACCATCAAGAACAGCAACAGCTGGAACATGAAGGCCACCGGAGCCGCCGTGAAGAGCGAGGGCGACGGCATTTACGCCTGCAACCCCTATGACGTGAACATGGTTCAGGACCCCGCGACCGGAAACCTCTACAAGGTGGGTGCCAACACGCTGGGCCTGCCCGCTCCCAAGGGCTATCCCGTGACCTTCACCAAGATCGTGTTCGACGGGAACAAGATTTACCGGTTCGGCATCGGCAACCTGTCCACCGCTCTGGGGGCCAACAAGTTCCTGACCATTGCCAACGGTCTGCTGGTGCCCGCCACCGCTGCTCCCACCGACGTGGGGACTCCGTATTTCAAGGTTCTGCCCACCGGCGGCACCTTTACCGAGGGCGCACAGAGCGCATTTGAGTTCGTGGACGTGCTGGCCTGCAAGGTTGACGCGGCAGCGGGCTGAGAAACGAGAGGAGAGTGACAACAATGGCAATCAAACTGAACAGCATCAATCCTGCTGTGTATGACAGCGCCGCCAAGGAGTTCAGCAACGCGGAACGTGAGCGGGCCGACATCGTGACCTGCGGCCGTCTGCTGATGCGTGAGCGTCTGGGCCGGGATGAGCGCGCCCTGCGGGTCATGACCAAGCAGCCCGACGATTTCACCGCCATGCTGGCGGACGGCGAGGGGCGACAGAACAGCTACAACATGACCAACCGCAACCTGCAGAAGAACCTGCTGCTTTTCTGCGCCAAGCGGGTGTGCGCCCTGAGCGGCGAGATCCCTCCCGCCGATCTGGACGAGTTCCGCCGCAACCAGCGCAAGTTCATGAGCGACAGCCTGTACCTCAAGACTCTGGCCGGGATCGTCACGGAGATCGTGACCCCCATGCTGCCCACCGTCATGAGTTCCGGGCTGGGCTGGCTGGCTGAGATGACCACCGTGCCCATCGGCCAGACCAAGGAGCTGGACATCATGTCCAACGACATCTTCCTCTTTGAGGACGACAGCTGGGGCGCATCCCGATCCAAGCCCGCCAACACCCTCTACAACAAGAGCGTGACCCTGAACCCCCGCCTGCGCACCGCGCGGGTGAGCATGAAGTGGTATCAGCTGGTGGGCAACGACGCCGACATGGGCCGGTTCTTCAACGCGCTGGCCGCCGGTATGTACTCCAAGATCACCGCTCTGTGGATCAGCACCCTGACCAAGATGACGGGCAACACCGCCTATGTGCCCGCCAACATGACCTTCACCAACACCTCCGCCAACTGGGTCACTGCCGGTGAGCGGGTGAGCGTGGTGAACGGGACCCGCTACCGGAACGTGATGGCCCTTGGCCGTCCCTCCGCACTGACCAAGGCGCTGCCCAGCGGTGTGGTGAACGCCTCCACCGTGAATCTGGATGCCGCCCTGTCCACCATGCTGGGCGTGGATTGGACTCGCTACGGCTTCCTGGGCGAGTACATGGGCATGAACCTGATGCCCATTGATACTGCTATTGTCCCCGGCACCCAGAATACCACCGTTGTGGATATTGTGCCCGCCGACAAGATTTGGCTGGTGCCCGCCGGTGGCTACAAGCCCGTCTACATTGGCATGGAGGAGGGGACTCCCATTCAGTTGGAACTGACCCCCGACCAGACCGCAGACATGAGCATCGACGCTGTTGTGTCTATGTCCATTGACTGTGTGCCGGTCCTCGCCAGCAGAATGGCCGTTATCAACGCGTAAGCACCCCAAGCGGGAGGGAGGAAGCCCTCTCTCCCGCGGATATGGCGCGAAGTCCGCATGAGGGCAGAGCACCACGGAAAATACAGCATCTTTTATCTGAAAGGAGCGGACAAGGATGGCAAAAGAGAAACGGACGGCCGCAGATGTGGCGGCGGGGATCGAAGCCCAGGAGCTGGAAGCAGCCGACCAGCCCTTGCGGGAACAGACAAAGGCTGCGCCCGTGGCAGAGCAGAAAGCGCCTGCGGCGGAGAAGGAACCCGAAAAGCTGTATACAGCCGCTGAGGTAGCGGAGATTGCCAAACAGGCGGCGGCGGAGGCCGTTGCAAAGGCCATGGCGGAGGTTAAGCCCCAAGTGGTTCAGGTGATGGCGGACACAGAAAAGGTGACGCTCCGCTGGTGCGCCCCGGTGGCGGACGATAATCTGGCTGTATTCGGCCCCAACGGGATGTACGGCACCGTGACCGGGAAGAACGGCACCGTGATGGTGCCCAAGAGCGAGTGGAGCCGGTTCTATGATGAAACGGCAAGACGGCTCATTGAACGGCGCTGGCTGGTGGTGCTCTCCGGCATGACGGATGACGAGCGGGCGGTGTATCACTGCGCGTACCGCAAGGGCGAGGTGCTGGACGAGACGGCTTTCCGCTGCGCCGTGACCATGGGGGACAAGCTGCTGGATATCTTCGACGATCTCTGCACGGAGCATCAGGAGATGGTGGCCAAGGCTTACTATGACGCATGGGAGCGGGGCGAGGTAAGCGCCGACAGCCGGGAGCTGCTGAAGAAGCTGAACGCAAAGAACAAGGCCCGGTATGCGGAGGAACCCAAGGAGGACCCCCGGCGGAAGGGAATGTTCCGCCCGGTGCTGGACGCACTGAACAGCGCGGAGGCAGCGGAAGAGGACTAAGGGCAAAAGGAGGAATTGAGCATGGATATTTCCGGATTTGGCATTGCCAGCGTAGCGGTCATTACGGTGATCTGCTACCTGATCGGCATGGCGGTGAAGGCCACCGCCATTGAGAACAAGTGGATTCCCATTGTTGTGGGCGTGTCCGGCGGGGTGCTGGGCGTGGTGGGGATGCTGATCATGGCAGACTTCCCCGCAACGGACTATCTCACCGCCGTGGCAGTGGGCATTGTGAGCGGTCTGGCCAGCACCGGGGTCAATCAGATCGCAAAGCAGATGAGTAATTAAAATTGCGCTCCCCGCAGGGGAACATTCCCATGTCAGGGCAAGGGGAAGGAATCTTTGGCGCAAAGATCCCTCCCCCTTAACCCCCCACCAGAAACATGGGGGACGCCACCGTCCCCCATACCCCCTCTGGCACAAAGGCCGGGGGCAGCGGCCCCCGCCTTTGGAAACCAACCCCACAGGGGAATGGGCTGCGGCTCTCTCCCTTTGGAAACCCTCTCCCATAAGACGGGAGACGGGGGAATCCCCTTTGGAAACCCCTCCTTGGGAGGGATGAGGACGAGGGGGCATAGATAGAATCAACAACCATTTTTTGATTTGAAAGGAGAACAAATCATGGAAAAGAAATTTGCTGAAATCATCAACGAGGGCAAGAAGAACGGCAAGAAGCTGAGCGAGATTAACGCCGAGCTGAAGGCGGCGGGCGCCACCTTCCATCTGGACTACACCATGACTCCCGACGACCCCCAGACCGGCTGGTCTGAGCAGGAAATGAAGGAGGGCTTTATTCCCGCGGAGACCGAGCCGGAGGACGTGAAGCACCTCCACGATTACATGCGGTACAACCCTGCCAAGGCCAACACCGAGAAGGAAGTCTGGGTGCCGGAGGGCCACTACCGCATTACCTTTGACGAGAGCGGCCATCCCACCAAGGCCGTGAGAGTCAATGGTTGATACCTTCGACTGCGCGAGAGCGCAGATCTACCACAACACGGCAAAGCTGACCCCGGCGCAGATCAAGGCGAAAACCGGCTGCACCCACATCATTAACGGCTATTTGTTCAACGGGAAGTTTCAGCCGGTGGGCTGGACGGTGATTGACGGAAAGATTATCAGCCGAGACGCGTATCAGGACTGGGGCATTTCCATCGGCAGCGACGGACTTCCGAAGATGCTGACGGACCGGGGAGGATCTTTCCTCTCCGGCGTCCCTCTCCTGAAAGCAGGTGCCAAACTGCGGCGAAACCTCACACCGGATGTGGCCCGGTCTGCGGCCCGGACGGCGGTAGGCTGGCTGGCCAACGGCAAGGTCTGCCTTTGGTGCGACAAGGCCAGTCTGACCCGTGAACAGCTCCAAAACAAGCTGCTGGGGCTGGGCGTGGTGGATGCCCTCATGCTGGACGGCGGCGGCTCCACGCAGGGAATCTTCCCTGGCGGCAAGGTGACCAGCTCCCGGAAGGTGCCCACGCTGCTGTTGTTTTGGGAGCGGAAGGCGGCTACCACAAACCCTACCCCGGCCCCAGTCAATCCGGAGGAACCGGCGCTGGCATGGGGCAAGGCCAAGGGGCTGTTGACGGACAGCAATGCGGGGGAGACGGTGACACGGGCAGAGATGGTTCGTGCATTATACAAAATGAGGTGATGAGCATGGTTGGAATCAACGGATACTCCAAGGCCAAGGACGGAAACAAGCGTCTTTCCGCCCACTTCAAGGTCAAGGAGTTTGCCTGCAGGGACGGCAGCGACGCCGTTCTGGTGGCTCCCCGTTTGGTAATGGTGCTGGAATCCATCCGCACTTATTTCGGTTCCGCTGTGGTGATCAACAGTGGCTACCGGACTCCCCAGTACAACGCCAAGGTGGGCGGCGTGACGGAAAGCCAGCACTGCTACGGCACGGCAGCTGATATTTCCGTGGAAGGACAGAAGCCGGAACAGGTGGCGGCCTATGCCAGACAGCTGATGCCTGACTGGGGCGGCGTGGGCATTTACAGTAAGCAGGGCTTTACCCACATCGACGTGCGGGAGACCAAGGCCGACTGGACCGGCTGAGAGAAAACAGGCAAAAAGCCCCATGCCACTGGGAATGCGGCGGCATGGGGCAATATTAAAACAGAACATGACCGTTCCGAAAAAACAGGGCGGGACGGAAAACATATAAAACAGGCCAAAAAGGAGGGACGGCTATGGGAACGAGTTGGAGCGAGATCATTTCGGACCATGCCATGGTTTTTATTGATGACGTGAGACTGACGGATCAGGCGGCGGAAAGCCCTGCGCGGTTCCTTCGGCGGATGAGCCTGTACATGAAAAACGCGATCCCGGTATTCAACCGTCCCCCTGAGATGGTGGATTACCTGAAGGAGGGACTGACGGAACCCGCCTACGGGGACAGCGCATGGGTCTCCACCTTGGAGAGCATTGCGAAAGAAACGAAGGTAGAGACTGGGATGACCGGCTACGAATTATTCTCCTGCGCACAGCGGGCGGAGCAGCCGGACGGGTCCGTACTCTTAGTACCGTATGGAGAGGCGGTGTATGACCCGGAGACCGGGACCGTGACCTTTCCTCCCCAGATGGACGCGGGATTGCAGTACGAAATGGACTTTTACACCGACGGGGCCTTTGCCCATGACCTGACAGCGGAGCAGAAGCGGCTGTTGGGATTGTGCGTAGCCTCCGTATGGGACGAGCGGTTTTTCCGCAACTGGCTCAGCGACGCGCCCAAGGATCATGACCGGAGCTTTAACCCGCCTAACGAGCCGCAGTACATGGAAAAGGGCAGCAAGAAGAAACTGCAGAACCGGGGGCTGTTGAATCAGGAATTGCGGAAGTATGAGCAGGACTGCCTGTACGCCACGGCGTTCCACCGGTCGGCGCGGCAGATGGTGCTGATCTGAAAGGAGGGGACCACATGGCGGACGCCAAGCACGGCATGAAAAACATTGGCCTTTTGGGCGGCGGGAACGGCAGGGCGACCAACGCTCCGGCTCAATACCGGGACCGGAAGCGGCAGTATTTTGCGGATGCCACGGCCCGGTTTGTGGAGGAAATGGCTCCTTACGCCACGGACTTTGTGACGGCCCGGATGCAGGGCTTGGTTCCTGGTGACTTCTACCAGTGGAGCACAAAGCACATCCGCCTTTCCGACACCACCAAGCAAGGCGTCAGCCTCACCCGGAAAACTGATGACCAGAAGGCGTTTCTGGTGGCGGACGCCGGAGTGGACTACATCCCGGAGGGAGCCAAGGTGGAGACCATGGGTTCCTACTGGCTGGTGACGAACCCCTCCAACCTGTCCAGCGCAATAGGGACCGGGATCATGCGGCGGTGCAACGCTGTATGGCGGTTTTTGGACTGGTACGGAAACATCCGGGAAGAACCGATCCTTGTGGAAAAGTCCTTGGCACAGGCCACGGCCAACGACTTCCAGGAAATGACCCTCATCATGCAGGGCTATTTCAACATCATCTGCCAGCGCAACGCCAACACAGAGCAGCTGGACCAGAACAGCCGCCTGATCTTAGGGCGGCGGGCCTATCAGATCACCGGATATTCTGACATTACACAGGAGTTCACCGGGGATGACGAGAGCACCCATCTGCTGCACTTCAACGCCCGGATGCAGGAGCCGAACCATGAGATCGACGATATGGAGGCGAAAGTGGCAGGCGGGAAGAACTTCTCCTGGGCGGTATTTGTTGCCGGAAGTCCCCGGATGACGGCGGGGGATACCGTTTTCTTTACGGCACGATCTCAGCGAAACGGGACGGATGTGGAGAGCACCGCAGAACACCCGATCAATTATGTGTGGCGGTCGGACGATCCCAACGTGGCCACGGTGGATGCGGACGGAAAAGTGACGGCGGTCGCCGAGGGAACTTGCCAGATTATCGCCGCTCTGAAACAGAACCCGGCCTATGAAGGACGATTTGCGGTGACGGTAGAGGCGTCCGGCGAGAAAACGCCATCGGTGAAGTTTTTGAATGAGGTTCCCCGCTACATGGCGCCCTACGATGTGGAGACCTTGGAGGCGGCACTGTTTATCGGCGGCGTTCAACAGAATGCGGCGGTGGAATGGACCTGCGAGGGAGCCGCAGAGGGTTCTTACAGCGTAAGTGTCAATGGGAACCAGTTGACAGTCCGGTGTTGGGGGAACAGCCCAAAGCCGCTGACGGTGACGGCCAGCTGCGAGGGCGAGAGCGTGAGCGCGGAGATCGAATTGGAGGGCTTGTGATGGCAGAGAAGTGTCCATACGCCTACAAGCGGCCCGGAACGGTGAGCTTGCTGTGCGAGATGCAGCCGGGGCAGAAATTCCCCATCTGCGGACACCAGCATTTATGCGGCGTGACCGGGCAGTGGGAGAATACGCCGCAGGCGGTTCTTTGTCCCCTGCGGGGAATTGACCGAGAGAAATTCCAAAAAATCTGAAAGGAATGACGTATATGGAATGGAAAAAGCTGACGGAGGAAGGGCTGCTGGCAGCCAGAGACTATGTACCCCTGATGGAAAAGGCGGCGTTTGCGGCGGAGTGCGCCGGACGGTGCTTTGACCGGATGGAAGTTCGGGTGGAGGGGGGACAGGTGCTCCCCTACTTTAAGGAGAACGTGGAGCGGCGGAGCCGGTATCTCATGGGCGGCTTCGTGAAGCTGTATCTGGGAGAGGACTTTGAGCCGGTGGAGGGGGAAACCTACCTCATGTCCGCCGATGACTACGACCGCTGGGCCGGAGGACACATCTTCAACCAGATCGACCGCATGAAGGGGAAAGGGCCGGAGCTGCGGGACAAGGCCTTTGACCTGCTGGCGGATTACCGTGATCTGGAAAAGATGCTGAAAACGGAGATTTACGGGATGCTGCAAGCCATGAATGACCCGGTGAGCCGGTTTCAGGATCTTGCGGCGCAGAGCATGACGCCGGAGGCGGTGCAAAAGACGCTGGATGACCTGAAAGAGGCCCGGAGCGCTTTTGACGCGGCCTTTCAGCAGAGAAAGGACGGCAAACAATGAACCCGGCCTTCCACAGCCCCACTTATCCCTACGAGCGGGTACAGACCGGTTTTCTGACCTTCCGCGGGGCGGAGGAGATCCCCCACAAGCTGTTGACCTATCTGATGGACCTGCCGCTGCCGGACGGCTATGAACCGATGGATGACAACACCCGGCCCCGTGTCCGACTGATGAAATATCTATGGCATGACGGGGCCAAGCCGCTGGGAGAGCGGCTGCCCACGGCCAAGGAGAAGCAGAGCCTTCTTTTTGACGGGAACGAGCCTGTGGTAGACAGCAGCACCCAGCGCCGCAAGCACCCGAAAGGGTATCGCCTTTACGCTCAGAAGTTCTGGGGAGAAGCCCAGACGGAGGCAAAGAGCATGATCAAGTGCTATCTGGGCCGCATTTTTGCACAGACGCCCTTTGACGCACGGATTGGGATCACGTTTGTAATCGCCTGCAACGTGAATCAGGAGACCACCACGAAAACGGAGGCATATTCCAGAGCCTACGATATGGAGCAGTGCATCATCGAAGCACTGAACGGGGTGAACATAGCGGGGATCGGCGTGTGCGACTTCTCCCGTATCGCCCACGCAGACAACGGGAGCCGCCCGGTGTATGACCAGACGGGCACGGTGGTGGGCCGGGAACTGAAAATGAGCATCCATTGGGCGGAGAGCGAAGCCGCCATGGGGGACACCATTGAGGACTACTAAATTCACAACGGGAGGACAGCCACCATGACCATGGAAGAAGCAGCCGTAAAAATAGAGGGCCACGAGCACGAGATCAAATCCTTGAAGCACCGCATGGACGATGTGGAGCGGGATCAGCAGGCGCTGATCAAGCTGACTGCCAGCGTAGAGGTAATGGCGACCAAGCAAGAAGAGATGGGGACAAAGGTGAGCCGGATCGATGAAAAGATGACGGAGATGGAAGGGAAGTCCGCCAAACGGTGGGACAGTCTCGTGGACAAGGTGATCTGGCTGATCGCCGGGGCTTGTATTGCGGCGCTGTTTGCCAGCGCGGGCATTGCCATTTGATTTCAGATATTGGAGAGGATGAATTAAAAGGATGGAACTCTCACGGAATATCAAGCGGGCGGCGGACCGTTACGAACCCGTAGAAACCACCGGACTGACCCTATGGCCCATCCGGGTATGTGAGCAGGAGGAATTTGAGCGGGCGAGACCCGCCATTGACGTGATCCAGCAGGCGCTCCCTGTGCGCTATGCGGTCATGCCTCTGCTGACAGCCTATTGGGTCATGGATCTGGAAAGCATGGAGCGGGGGGAGGAACCGGTGGGCCTTTTCAACCGGGCGCTGGCGTTTTTGGCGCTGGCGCTGCGGCTGGGGGAGGGCCGGAGCCTTTCGGACCGCATTCGGCTGTTTCATGTGAAACTTTCCTCAGAAAATACAATGGATTTAAAGGGGATATGCTTTACATGGAACGGCGAGGAAGAAATCACCATTACCCCGGTACAATTCCAGAGGCTTCGGGCTATTCTGGCCTACCAGAACGGCATTGAGCTGACGGATGAGGACGCCAACCCGGACCTGTTGGAGGCGGAGGCGGAGCTGGCCCGAAGAAACGGGCCGAAGCTGCGCCGGGACCCGGCCGGTCTGCTTTCCTCCATCGCCCTGTTTACAGGCTGTGAGGAAACAGAGATGGACGAATGGCCTATCTTAAAGCTGAAACGGCGTCAGGAAGCCATCCAGCGGGCGGCGGATTATCTGATCTGCGGCATTTCGGAGGGCAACGGCGTGAAGTGGAAGGGAGGGAACCCTGTACCCCACCTTTTCTATGACCGGGAGCGGGAGGACGCGGGGGCCGCGACCCCGCTGAGCCAATTTATCAACAACAAGGAACAAACTTAAAAGGAGTGTGAACAGACATGATCACTTTTACTGACAAGAGACTCTACCCGAAGGGCATTTGCTCCGCACAGCTTCAGGACCCTGTTACCGGGGAGGTTCTGAGCCAGAGCGACAAGTTCTCCACCGGTAACATCCAGTTCTCCGGCAACATCGACCCTCTGCGAGCGGGCCTTGGCAACGGCGTTGCCACGATTGTTGCCAGCGACAGCGATACGCAGGTGAACTTCACCCGCGCGGACTTCGACCTGATGAGCAAGATGATGGCTGTGGGCGGCACCGTGAGCTACAACGCCGTTTCCCCCGTCTGCCAGACGGTGGAGGCCACGGGCACTTCTCTGAAGGCCGACGTGAGCAAGCTGGTGCCTGTGGCCCAGTACGGCTATTCCTCCATTTTCTGCTACGTGCAGGAGGTGGGCGCTGCGTCCTCCTACTCTGTGGGCGGCGTTCCTTATCCCATTGACCCCGCCACCGGCGCCATTACCGGCTTCACCGCTGAGAGCGGCAAGAGCTACAAGGTGTGGTACTTCGCTCGGAAGCCCGCGGCTCAGGTGGGCGTGGTGCACAGCGCCTTTAACGGCCGCATCGTCCACTTCACCGCGCAGATCGCCGTATACCAGAACGTGTCCGGCAAGAACAAGGGCACCCGCTGGGGCTGGGCCTACCTGATCGTGCCCCGCCTGTATCTGAACCCCGAAGGGGCCAACACCACCGGCGACCAGTCCAACTACGATACCACCACCATCACCGGCCGCGCCATCAATGAGGACGCCGACGTGATCTCCGCCGAGTGCGACGCCTGCGGCGGCATGGGCACTTCCGCCTACATGGTGCTGGTTCCCGATGAGGAGAGCGACGAGGTGGCCGGGATCGCTGTGATCGGCGGCGTGGTGAGCGTGGCCGCCAGCGGCACTGCCCCCGTGAATGCCAAACTGGTCATGAAAAACGGGGAACTGGTGACGCCCTCTCCCGCAAGCCTGCTGAAGTACACCGTGACCGCCGGGACTGCTACCGGGACCACGGTCTCCACGGACGGCATTGTGACCGCCGGGAGCACACAGGGCACCGGGAGCATCGCCATCCAGTATCCCGCCGAGGGGGCGGCCAAGTACACCGCGCAGGCGGTTCTGGAAGTCACCGGCGAGTAAGGGACACACCAAAAACGCCTTATCCTAAGCGTTGGATAGGATGAGCCGAGCGGGGCTGACTGCCGGGGAAACCCGGCGGTCGGCTCCGCTTTTTGTTCCCCGGCAGACGGGAGAGCATGAGATCCTCATGCTTCGGCGTATGCTTGGGACCATTTTCGTGAGGTCACGAACATGATGGAAAGGAGCGGGGAAATGAGCGGAAGCGTGTCTGCCAGGATCACAGGGCTGGACGAGGACATGGCGGCGCTGGAACAGCGGTTCAAGGCGGCGCTGGCGGGGGCCATGCCCACGCTGCGGGAGGATCTGTCCCAATGCCTTTTCGAGCACGTGCAGGGCGACGTATACGAAAAATTCGACCCGAAGGAATATATCCGGCGGGGAGAATACGGCGGCTTGGCTGACATAGACGGCAACACGGAGTTTGCGGTGACAGAGGACAGCGTTGCCATGGACTACCAGCCAAGCGGCGAGAGCGAACAGGTGGAAAGCCCGCTGAACGGAGACGCGCTGATCGGGCGCATTGAGCATCTGGACCCGCCCTATGACTGGACCAGACGCCCACCGGCCAGACCGTTTTTTGAGAATTTTGTCACGGAGATGGTCGAGGGAGACCGGGCGGAGGAAACGCTGGTGCGGGCCATGAAACAACAGGACGCAGAATTACAGATCGAAGCCAACGGCTACACGGGCCGGGAGGGTGACGAAGGATATTGAAGTAAAGGCAGGGCGGTGAAGCATGGCAAAAATTATCTTTAAGGGCGTACCCGATTTTACAGAGGTCCGGGCGGAGATCGCAAAGCTGAAGCAGGAGGTGGCGTCGGTTTCCTCCACGAAAGTGAATCTGAACGGCACGGCGCAGGGTCTGAACGGCGCAGCCAATGCCGCCGGGAAGCTGGCGCAGAATTTGCAGAAGGTCTCCACCACCTTTGACGCAAACGGGCAAGCCACGCGGCAGGTTCGGGATTTCTCCGCACGGCTGGGAGAGACCACCCGCGTGGTGGCGACGCTGAACAAGGAGACGGGGGATCTGGCTGTGACCCAGCAGACCGTGACCCGGAACTACCGACAGCAGGCCCAAGCGGCGGAGAAAGCCGCGGCCGCGGAACTGAAAGCCACCCGTCAGGCCAACGCCTATTTACAACAGCAGACCAGAGCAGCGCAGAACACCCCCTATAACCCCACGGCCATGCAGCGGCAGATCGAGGGCATGGTGGGCATCGGGAATGCCGCCAAGAATGCGGCGGACAGCGCCGGCGTATTTGAAAGAGCGTTTTTGAACTCCTCCGATAAGGTCCAGAAGGGCACGAAGGAGATGACCGAGAAAAACGGCCTGTTAGGGGACAGCTTCACCAACGTCTACCTGAAAATGCTGCAATGGCAGGTGATGGGGACCATCGTCTCCAAGACCATTGGGGCCTTCCGGGACGCCATTTCCACCATGAAAGCGGTGGACGATGAAATGGTGACGGTCCGCAAGGTAACGGGCTTTACAGCGGAGCAGATGGAAAATCTGCGGGACCGGGCGTATGAGACGGCATCGGCCTACGGCGAAGCGGCGGACGAATACCTGAACTCTGTGGCGGCGTTTGCCCGTGCCGGTTACGGCGAACAGGCAGACGCGCTGGCGGAGCTGGCCACCAAGACAAAGCTGGTGGGTGACACCACAGCGGAGACGGCCCAGCAATTCCTGCTGTCCGTGGACGCGGCGTATCAGTACAAGGGCGATATTGACGCATTGACCCATGTGCTGGACGGCGCCAACGAGATCGACAACAAGTACGCCACCAGCATTGAAAAGCTGGCGGAAGGCTTGGGGACCGTGGCCCCGGTGGCGGCACAGGCCCATGTGGGGATCGATGAACTGACGGCGGCGATCGGTACGATCACAGCAGTCACACAGCGGAGCGGCAGCGAAGCGGCCCGTGCGTTCCGGGCGCTGGTGCTGAACATCGTGGGGGACACGAAAACCGAGATCGACGAGGGCGTGACGTGGACTACCGGGGAGATCGCCGGGTTAAAGGACGTGATCCGGGAGTACGCCCCGGCTGCGTATGAAGCGGCGAAGGCCACCGGCGAAGTCATTGACCCCATGGAAGCCATCGGGGGCCTTGCCCAGAGCATGAAGGACGGCCTGCTGACCGAACAGAAGCTGATGGAGATGGTCAGCGACATCGGCGGCAAGCTGCGGACGAGCCAGCTGCTGGCTCTGATCCAGAACTGGGATATGTACCAGTCCATGCTGAAGGACTACGCCAACGCCGTAGGCAGCGCGGACAAGGAAATTTCCAACGCCATGGACAGCTGGACCCGCAAGACCGAGATCCTGAAAAACGAGTGGACGGAGTTCATCCAGAGCATGGTGAGCACCGATGACGTTAAGGGCGGGCTGGACGTGCTGATCGGCACGGTGGAAGTCCTGAACACGGATATTGGGCATTTCGCGGCGGTTTCCGGGACTGCGGTTTTGGGAATGCTGGCGCTGAAAGCGGCGGCCAAGGGAGCAACGGCGGCATTTGCAAAGCTGTCGGCGGCGGGGATTGCCATGAACCCGTGGCTGCTGGCAATCGCGGCGGCGGCAGGGGCGTTCAGCCTTGTGTGGAAGGCGACGGAGGACTACCGGAAAAGCCTGTCCACCCTAAACACGGAGATCGAGACCGACAACACCCAATTAGAGGAAAACAAGAAGCGGCTGGACGAAATCAGCGAAATCCCGTGGCATGACCTGACCCCGGAGCTGATCGAGGAAAAGAAGGCGCTGGAAGCGGAAAACGCCGAACTGGAACAGCAGATCAAGCACCTGACGGCGATTGCGGAGAAAAAGTCGCAGAGAGTGGGCGGAGTTGGTGGAACCACCATTACGTCCATGGGCAGCGTGAAGGGCTACGATGAATTTGTGGGCCGGTCCTTCAACTCCACGGAGGAAATGATTGCCCAACTGCGGCTGGTGACGGGACAGGCCATCAGCACCACGGCAGACCTGGAACGGCTGGGAATCACCTACGAAACGCTGGCGGACAAGGCCAAGGCGTACACGGACCAGCTTCAGTCCGGGCGAAGCATCCAACAGGACCAGATCAACGATTTCTACGCCGTAAAAACGGCGGCGGAACAACAGGTGGCGGCCTACGAAGAAGCCATCAAGGCCAACGGCAAGCTGACGGACGCCCAACAGGCGGACTATGACGTGCTGAAGGCATTTCTGGCACAGGTCAACAAGGCAACACAGCCCATGAGCGACTATGTGGCGGGGCTTTTGAAGGTACAGCGGCAGGCGGGAAAGTCCGGAAACCAGATTTACGATCTGGTGAAGCGGATGATCGTTCTGAACGAGAAAAAGCTGGACCTGAGTCAGCAGATCGGGGCGCTGCGGCAGCTGGCCACCGAGGCCGGGGCGGCCGCCTATTCCGTGGGCATGATCGGCGCCGCAAAGACGCAGGATGTGGAGCGGACCATCAAGGGCCTGTTGCAGACCGGAAAGGCCAAGACCTATGACGAAGCCCGCGCCATCGTTCTGAACCGGATCTACAAGTCCATGTTTACGGACACCGGGCGGGACAGCGGGACGGTGGATACCACCTCCACAGTGGATACGTCCTCCACCACATCGTCCACAGGGAAGTCCGCCAAGGATGCGGAACTGGAACGGCTGAAGGACATCGTATCTCTGCGGAAGTCGGAGCTTTCCCTCATGCAGGAGCGTGGGGACAGCACGGCGGACCAGATCGACAAGATGCGGCAGATCCAGGCGGCGCTCCACGCACAGGCGGAGTATATGCGGCGGATCGGGGCCAGTCAGGCGGACATCAACGCCTTGTCCACGGAGCACTGGAAGATTACCAAGCAGATTCAGGAACTGCAAAAGGATCTGTGGAATGAATTAGAGGACGCCGTTAACAAAAAGCTGGAAGAAGCGGCGGATGCCCGTGACAAGCAGGTTGACGCCATCGACAAGCAGATCGCGGCGCTGAAGGACGCCAAGGAAGCAGAGGACGAAGCCCTGAAGCTGGAACAGCTGAAGGCGGCGGTGCTGGAAAAGCAGAACGCCTTGCTGGAAGCCCAGAAGGAACGGACGGTGCGGGTATTTAACGCCGCAACCGGACAGTGGGAGTGGGAGGCCAACGCATCCTCGGTCAAGTCCGCACAGGACGCCTATGAAAAGGCAAAGGAGGACTTGGCGGAGTATGAGCGGGAGTTGGCGCTTCAGCGTGAAATTGACGAACTGGAAGCCAAGAAAAAGCTGATCGAGGAGACCTATGACACTCTAAAGGCCGAGTGGAAGCGGATCACGGACAGTTTGCAGGAACCTACCCGGACCATTGACGATATTCTCAGCGATATTGCCAGAAACGGCACACCCAAGATGCGACAGCAGGTGGAGGAGGTCAACAACCTGCTGGGCAAGCTGAACCAGTACATTGCAGGGGCTATGAATGGGATTATGCTCCCAGGACAGACGATGCTACCGGGGATGATGGGTGCGGCCGGGGCGACCGGAGGCTACCACTTCGACTACACGAAGAATCCGGGCGGCGGCTGGACGCAGACGGAGATGAACGAAGGGTTCATTCCCTCCGGGTCCTCCGGCTGGAAATTGGCGGACGGCAGCGACGCCAACCTGAACTACCGGGACACCACGCCTTACGGCAAGGGCGTGAAAGGTTCCTACACCGGCGCGGACATGAGCCGGGATCAGAAACTTGCGGGCAGAACCGTTGAGAAAAACGGGTATGTGATCACCTACGATGAGAACGGGTATGCAACCAAGGCCATCAACGTGCATCAGGGAGCAGCCAGAGCGGACCTCTCCGGGCTGTATCCCAAGGTGGATGCAGACGGCAACGATATGTACTACGCGGGCTTTGATAAGAACGTGGACTACACTCTTGCCATCAAGCAGGCCAAGGAGTCCGGGGCCGGGGAAGGGCTGATCAAGCAGTTAGAGACGGAGCGGCAGAACAAGATCAACGCCATGTACGGGGGGCAAGACCCCGACAGGGGCGGAAGCAGCTCCGGGGGAAGTTCTTCAAAGGGCGGTTCGTCCGGTTCGTCCGGCGGCAAGGGCTATGACAAGAATGTGGACTACTCTCTGGCCATCAAGAACGCGGAGAAGAACGGTGCCAGTCAGGCTACCATCGACAAACTGAAATCGGAACGGCAGAACAAGATCAACGATAAGTACGGCGGCAAGGACCCGTACAAGAAGTACGATTCCGGCGGCATCCTGCGGGGGCTGGGCGGCATCAAGGCCACCAGTCAGGATGAGATCGTGATCCCGCCGCTGCTGGCGGAGAAGATGCTGGAACCCAGCGCGGACAGCACCTTCCAGAAGCGAATGAGTGAGCTGGGGTGGCTGTACGGCGCGGCGGAGCGCGGCGGCACCATGCCGGGGAAAACGGTGATGAGCCGGACCAGCTATGACCACTACGGAGACAGCTACAGCGTGAACGGCGTTCAGATCGGAGCGGAGGCGGCCAACCGTCTGACCGTTGCGCAGGTCATGCAGGCATTGAACCACGGGGCCGGGAACTTGGGCCTCTACAAAAATTAAGGGAGGCGGGCGCATGGCATTATTCCAACCAACGAATATTTATCCCTCGTCCCTTGGGGAACTGGGAAACGGCACGGTTGACATCACGAAACCGCTGGCGGTGAGTTGGCAGGTGAACGGCAACTCCGCTATGACCGCGTTTTCCCTGACGGTTTGCAAAAACGATGCGGCGTCCACACAGGTGTACACCACGGGGAAGCTGACGGAGGGATGTCCCTTCTATGGGATCGACTACGCGGGAAACACCGTGCTGTTTACCCACACCATTCCAGCTGACGCATTGAGCGGGGCCAAGATGGAGAACGGGCAGCAGTACAAACTGATCATTAAGCAGTGGTGGGGAGAGACCGACGCAGAGAGCGTGACCCAGCGGAGCGCATCGGTCTTTCTGACGAGGGCGGACCCGGTACTGACCGTGGTCGCCATCCCTTCGCCGCTGGCGGTGCGGAAGTACGCCTTCACGGCGACCTATACGCAGGCGCAGGGGGACACGCTGAACTGGGTGCGGTGGATGCTCCGGGCAAAAAGCAGCGATACGGCGCTCTATGACAGCGGGCGCATTTACGGCACGGCGGAACTGCGGATGGAGTATGACGGCCTGTTTTCCGACACGGATTACGCCGTCCGCTGCCAGGTGCAGACGGAAAACGGCGTACAGGCGGACACCGGTTGGGTGGATTTCCGGGTGGCCTACGCTACCGCTACCCCCACCGGCGCAGTGGTGGCCTGTCCCAACTGCAAAAAGTCCGGTATCCGGGTGACATGGCCGGGGCTGTACGATGTGCAGGGCACGGCGGCAGGAGAAAACCGCATCCAAAACGGAAAGCTGGTATTGGGAGCGGATGGAACCGTGATCTGGGACAAGGTGACGGGGCAGCCGATGAACTACGCTCAGCCGTGGAGCTTGGTGTGGAGCGGGACAGTGGACGTGACTCGCGACAATCCCATCCTGACGGTGGGGCTGAATGGCGGCGCGGCCATTGTGACGCTGGGAAAGTCCGGCGTTTCTATGACGGTGGACGGCGTGGAGGTCTGGAAGGACGTCCTGCGCGGCGTAACGGCGGAGGACGAATGGACGCTGGTGATCACCGGCGGACAAATCTATCTCCGGCAGGTGACATGGATCAACGCATTGTATCCCACCGTGACCCTGTATCCCGGACCGAAGCTGTATCCCACCAAGGGAACTCAGATCGGAAACCTTTTCAACAGCGAAGTGAATCTGGCGGGGCGATCCATTACCTCTTTGACGCTGGGCGGCGTCCAAACCTGCGACTATCTGTGGGTGACGGGTGAGGTTCTGGAAGCCAGTGTGTTGGACCAGATTCTGAGCCAGGACGGCTGGACGCCGGGGGCGTTTTCCGGAAACACACTGTTCCAGACGGATTTCGCCGGAGGCGGCCTGCAGGCGGGAAATATGGCCTTCAGCGGAACGCTGACGGGCTTTGCCATTTACCGCTACCACGAGGGGGAAGCAACGCTGGAACCGGTGGCGCAGACGCCCCTTTCGGAGCGGGCCATTCTGGACTGCAAGGCGGTATCGCAGGAGACGTACCGCTACTATATGTTCGGGCTGGGACAGACGGCGGACGGGCAGGAGGTCATCGTGACCAACGCCCTGATCTCCGACGCGGTGACGCCCATCTTCTGGGACTGGACGGTTCTGCAATGCACCACGGACGCAGATGGGGGCTATCACCCGGCGGCGATCTTCCGGTTCAGCCTGAATGTGGCCAGCGGGGAAATCAGCAACAACAACAGCCCCGGTGTGCTGGGGAATTTTACCCGGTATCCTACGGTACAGAGTTCCCCCAGCGATTACCGCTCCGGGACGCTCTCGGCGGCCATAGGGCACGTTCTGGCAAGCGGGGAGTATACGGATACCAACGAGGTGCGGGATGCCGTGTACGCCCTCTCAACCACGCAGGACACCCTGTTTTTGAAAGACCGGCGGGGAGACTTGTGGCAGATCAGGGCGGGCGGGGCCATTTCCATGAGCACCATGGACGGCAGCCGACAGCAGGTGCAGACGGTGACGCTGCCATGGGTGGAGATTGGCTCCGCGGACGGGGCGCGTATCCTGCTCACATCCAGCGACGCTTTGTTTGCATAAGAGGGAGGCGATGCAGAAATGACCCAAGCGGAACGGATGAACGATTACCGCAAGATGCTGCGCCGGCCTTTTACCAAACTGTGCCGTCTGCGGTTTTTGCAGCCGGACGGCTCCACGGCCTTCGCACTGGACAACAACCCCACGGGCCGCTTCGCCGGGGCGTTTATCGCAGACGGGAGTCTGTCCGTGAATCTGAACAACGGGCAGCGGCGGACGGCCTCGGTGACGCTGGCGAATCTGGACGGCACGTTTGACTACAACATCAACCGGGTGTGGTTCGGGAACCGGATCGCACTGGATGAGGGCCTTGTGCTCAGCGACGGCACGGACTTTTACATCCAGCAGGGGGTCTTTCTGGTGAAGGACCCGGTAGAGACGCTGGAACCGGCCAAGCGGACGGCGCAGTACAACCTGGTGGACAAATGGTCGGATCTGGACGGAACACTTTTCGGCTATCTGGAAGGGACCTATGAAGTGAAAGCGGGGGTCAACGTATTTGACCCTATTGCAGCCCTTTTAAAGCTGGATCGGGGGAACGGAGAACCGGTGGACAATGTGGCCCCGGTATTCACGGAATACTACAACGGCAAGACGCAGGCCCTGCCCAACGGTTCTACGGCCAAGCTGACGGACGCGCCCTACACCCTGCGCGTGGACAGTGACAACGGAAGCTATGCGGACGTGTGCCTTGGTCTTGCGGAAATGCTGGCGGCGTGGATCGGGTACGATGCCTCCGGCGCACTGCGGATCGACCCCTCTCAGGACGATATTCTGGACAGCGACAAGCCGCTGGCGTGGCAATTCTCCCAAAGCGAGGCGGAGCTGCTGGGGACGGAGTACACGGAGAAAAACACGGAAGTGTACAACGATTTCATCGTCATCGGCGAGGCGGTGAACAACAGCGCGCAGGTGGCGGCGCGGGCGCAGAACCTCGACCCGGCCAGCAGCACGAATGTAAGTCGGATTGGGCGCAAAACCGTGCGCTACCGGGCGGCGGGATATTCCACAAAAAGACAGTGCGAGGACTTGGCTGTATGGAAATTGAAACGGTCCGCGGCACTGCAAAAGTCCGTCTCGGTTTCGTGCAGTCAGATCATGCACCTGAACGAGAACGAACTGATCTCCATTGTGCGGAGCGACAAGCCGGGGTCTCCGGTGGAGCGGCATCTGGTTCAGGGGTTTACAAGGCCCCTGACATGGAGCGGCCCCATGCAGATTTCCGCCGTGTCGGTACAGGATTTCCCCATGGCCACCGTGACGGGGTGGCCCACCTGAACAGTGAAGCAGCCCCAACGGGGCACCGGATCAAAAGGAGGAACTTTTATGAAGAAGAATCGTTGCAGAAAAACGGCCCTTTCTTTTCCTGAGAGGGGGCGGATGTAATGGCATATTCCAAAACCGTATGGGCCAACGGTCAGGCCCCAGCGCTGGACGCAGCGCATCTGAACAAGATCGAAAATGAACTGGAAGCCCTTGACCAACGCCCTATTGGGGGCGGGGGGACCACCTACACCGCCACCATCGGCACCACATGGACGGAGGACAGCAACACCGGGGTCAAGACCCAGAGCGTGGCGATTCCCGGCGTGCTGGCAAGCCACACGGCCACGGTGGACCATGCTTACACCGGCAGTGGGACAAGCGATGATTACGCGGCCTTTGTGGAGGCGGAAAACCAGTACCTGACCTATATCACCAACGGCTACGCAGAGACCTATGACGGCGGCATCAAATTCACCATTTTCGGGGACGCCAACACGGTTGCAATCCCCATTGTTGCGGAGGTGAGCTGATGGGCCATGTAACGGTGGTTGGCGGGTGCAGAGCAAAAGCCCCGTCAACCGGCATCCTTGCAAGTTCCCTTGCCGTTGGGACTACCGTGAAGCTCATGGAGGGCGGCACGGCGGTTGAATATCTGGTGGTCAACCAAGGAATCCCCAGCAATTCCAGTTTGTATGACGCAAGCTGCGACGGGACGTGGCTGCTGAGGAAGGATATTCACAGCGAACGGCAGTGGAATACCAGCAACGTAAACGAGTACGAAACCAGCGCCATCAACACTTGGCTGAATGGGGACTTTTTCAATAGTTTAGGAAGCGTGGAGCAAGCAACCATCAAGCAGGTGAAGCTCCCGTACCGCAAGAACGGCGGTTCTGGCGGCACCGACCAGAGCGGCTCAAACGGTCTGTCCTGCAAGGTGTTCCTGCTGGGTGGCTATGAACTTGGCTGGACGACTAGCGACAACGGTTACTTCCCGGTGGACGGTGCGAAGCTGTCCTACTTTGAGTCTGGGACCGGCACGTCCGCCAACAACAAGCGTATTGCGAACCTGAACGGCTCGGCCGCCTTCTGGTGGCTCCGCTCCCCGTACACCGACTACACCAACCGCGTGTGGCGCGTCTACTCCGATGGCAACTACAGCAACAACTACGCATCCAGCTCGTACGGCATCCGCCCCGCTTTGGTTCTTCCCAGCAATGCACTATTTGACGAAACCACGATGCTTTTAAAGGGGGCGGCATAATGGGACACGTTTTATTTCTCCGGAAGGGCGAACGGCACACCACCCCCATTCCTTTACCGGCTGGCTACACGAAGCTGGCGTATATTCAAAGCAGTGGAACGCAATACATTGATTCAGGCTTAAAACCAAACCAAAATATGCGTGTTGTTGTGAAGTTATCTACGTCAGAAACCGGCAGCTATACGATGTTCGGGGCAGATCTTAGCTGGACTGATGATGGCTTTGCGCTTGGCGTTGGGTTTACCCATTATGGAAAAGAAACCGGAACAATTTCCGGGTTGAATAACGGATCTCCGCATGAGGTTGATTTTAACAAAAACATTATCTCTGTGGATGGATCAACTGTTCTGACTATGGGGGCTTCGACATTTTCTATTCCATACAATTTGGTTCTGTTTGCAAATAACCGCGCCGGGGGGATTCAGGAAAAAACAGCGATGGCGCTTTATTATTGCAGGATTTTTGATGGCGATACACTTCTGCGGGATTTCATCCCCTGCATCAATGAATCCGGAGCGGTGGGGCTGTACGACTTTGTTGGCAGGCAGTTCTACGGCAACGCCGGGACAGGGGTATTCACAGGAAGCGAGGTGGCATAATGGGCAAGGTGATTATGAGCGGCATTGTGCCGACGCTGAAAGCGCCGGTGACGTATAACGCAAATTTCGCGGATAACGATTGGGCTACGATCATTAAAGCCTGCCACAAGAACCAAGTGCCGGAGACGTGGGTAGTTGGGAACCAGAAAGCCATGACGATTAACGGGGCAGATTACGTTATCGACATTATCGGCAAGAATCATGACGATTATGCTGATGGCTCCGGGAAAGCTCCCCTGACCTTCCAGCTGCATGACTGCTACGCGGACAGAAAGATGATGAACGGTGGCAACACCAACAGCGGCGGCTGGACGAGCTGTGACATGCGGCAGACGCACCTGCCCGCCATTCTGGCGCTGATGCCAACGGAGGTACAGAACGGCATCCAAGAGGTGAATAAGCTAACCTCGGAGGGTTACCGGAGCACCACCATCAGCACCACGGCGGACAAGCTATTCCTGCTGAGCGAGATCGAGATTTTTGGTAACATCACCTATTCTGCAAGCGGCGAGGGCACACAATACGCCTACTATAAGGCAGGCAACAGCAAGGTGAAGAATTACAACGGTAGCGCGAACCGCTGGTGGCAGCGCTCTCCATACATTGGCAACTACACGAGTTTCTGCGCGGTCAGCAACAGCGGCCTCGCCGACTACATCAGTGCGAATGATGTGTATTGCATATCTTTTGCCTTCTGCTTTTAAGTGTCACAAAACAACTCCACCGGATCAATTCCGGGGGAGTTGTTTTCGGTGCCGCCACATTTCCCGTTTTTTCGACACAGCAGCTGTGGTACACTGACCGCAGAAGGGAGGGGAGACCATGGAGCAGCTGAAACCGGAATATCTCTGTCTGTTTCACGCCATTACGGAAGCCATTGAGGAACTGGAACGCCTAAAAGCGGACCTGATGGCGGCGCAGCGCAGGGCGGAGGCCCTTTACATGGAGCGCACGGACTAACCGTGCGCTCTTTTTATAGTTGTGCGGTCTTATGCAGACAAAAAAACACACGCTCGTGCGATCAAAACGCATGAGCGTGTGTTTTGGTTTCAGGGTGGGCGTGGGGAAATCAGGCGTAAAAGGCGGTGAGCTTGTCGGCGCTGCGCTTGGCTTGTAAGTCCCGTTCGGCAAAGACCTTCTTGGCGCTTTTCCGCCCGGAACGGTCCATGAGCCGCCCGGAATAACGCTGTGTGGTGATGGGACTGGCATGGCCTAATTTGGCTTGCAGTTCATTTTCGGGCATACCAGAATTGAGATCCAAACGGGAACCGACGTGGCGGAGATCGTGGCTGCGGATGTCAGGAACGCCAGTGACGGAGCGGACGTGACGCTCCACCAGTTCCGAAAGCCACTGTTTTGTGCCGGCCTTCCATTCCCCGGAACGGAGGGTGCCGAACAGGGGGGCGGTATCCGGGAGATCATCCGGGCGGATGCCGCTGGCGAGGTAATGGCGGAGGGCCACAACGGCGATGTCGGGCAGGTCCACCACCCGGAATTTATCACCCTTGCCGTGTTCCACGCGGAGGGCGGCGTCCTCCAAGTCAATGTCCGCCGGGGTCAAGGCCCGCAGTTCGGCGTTGCGCAGTTCGGTGGTCAGCAGCAGGATCACGATGGCGTAATTACGGGGCCAGTTCTCCGGGTGGGTTGTGCGGACGGGGGAATCCCGCCAGAGCTTGCAGACCTGCTCATCGGTGAGCAGCACGTCATAGGGGCGCTTTCCCAATTTGCGGAGGGAGGGCATCAGGTAAAGGGAAACGGGGTTTTGCTCATAAAAGCGATCCTCGCCCAATTCCGGGGAGCTGGCGTAGGTGAAGAAGGAACGGAGTACCACCAGATGATACCGGACGGAGACAGGGGAGAGGCCCCGGTCAAAGAGGTGATCCCGGTAGGCTTGCATGGTGGTGAAGGTGGGTTCCTCGGTGGAAAGGCCGCTTTCCACGAGGAAGGAATAAAAACTGTTTGTGACGGCGGCGTAGGCGGTGACGGTGCGCTCCGCCGCACCGCTGGCCTGCACGTTGCGGAGCCAGCTATCTAAGGCCGACATGACCCGGCGCTCCTGCGCAGAGGTTCTTCCCATAAAATCAGTCCTTTCCAGTTAAACAGGCGGGTATCAGGGGGTAGGGGTCAGGCGGCGGAGCTTTTCCACGGCGCTGACGATCAGAGGAACGGCGCCCAGAACATCATCTACGGTGACGGTATAAGGGAGAGTGAAACGGACGGCGGAGCGGGCGCGGTTGGCGGGGTAGCCCATGGCCCGGAGGACATAGCTGCCGTCAGCCTCCCCGCTGGTGCAGGCGGAGCCGGAGGAAGCGTACACGCCCTCCGCAGACAGGGCCATGACAAGGGCCTGAGATTCCACGCCAAGGAAGGAGAGGTTGGCGTTGCCGGGGAGCCGGAGGAGCACGTCACCGGGGGTATAGGGGCCGTTGACATAGGTATCCGGGACGAACCTAAACAGATTGGTAATGAGCAGATCCCGGCAACGGGCGATCCGCTTCATGTCTGATACCATATTGCCCATGCGGTCATGGAGGGCCGCTGCCATCGCACAGGCGAGGGCCACGCTTTCAGTGCCGCCGCGCTTGCCCCATTCCTGACCGCCGCCGCGGATCATGGAAATCAGGGGCGTGTCTTTCTTGACGATCAGACAGCCGATGCCGGAGATGCCGCCGAACTTGTGTGCGCCAAAGGCCAGATAGTCCACGCCAAGGGCCTTGAAGTCCACGGGAATCTGGCCCACAGCCGCGGTCGCGTCACAGGCGAACAAAGCGTTGGGGGCGTTGCGCCGCATGGATAGAATGTCATAAATCTCGCCGGTCTCATTGTTGGCCATCATGTGGGTGAAGCCGGTGCGGTCCGTGCGGTGGGGATGATCCACGGGGGGATATTCCAGAACGGCGTGGTGCTCGTAACGGCGGGGGTAGGTCAGCTTGCCGGTGTAGGCGCTCAGGCTTTCCATCATCCAGTTACAGGCTTCCGTTGCTCCGCTGGTGAAGTAAACTTCCTCCGGGAGACAATTCAAGTCCTGGGCGATGGAAGCGCGGGCTTCCTCCAAGGCGATCTTTGCGGCAACGCCGCAGGCGTGAAGGGCGCTGGGGTTGCCGAGGGGCAGGGCACGGGTGAACGCCTTGACTGCGGCAGGGGAGGGCGGTTCGTGGGCCGCCGCGTCAAAATAGTAACTCTTGAGCATTGGGGATTCCTCCTTGATCTTTACAGTATTCTATCTTTATTGTACCAGCCGCTGACAAGGGGCTTTTTGACAGAATACTTGACTTTTCACAAGGCCCGCGCCATAATGAATTTGGCGAGTCCCTGCGGATATTTGCCGTTTTCCTCATGCTGTCCGTCCGGCAAGATAGAGCAGCATGGGGAATTTTTATATCGGTTTGGCGGTCGCCAGCAGGGTGATCCCGCGCTCAATGGCTTCCGTTTTCGTGACATTCTGCTCCCGGCAGTAGGCTTCTAAAATCTGCTGGCTGCGGTCATTGATACGGATGCTGATTTTGTGAGGGCGGGGGTTGTCTGTGGGACGGCCCAGCTTTGCGGCAGACATGGGGACGATCACCTCCTATTTTGTCTGGCATAAGTATCATAGCATTTTGTCTGGCAAAAGTCAAGGGGGCGGCAAAGAAAAGGCCGCCCGGAAGGGCGGTCTTTTTCAATCGTTATCCGATAATGGCGTTCCCGTTTTTAAAGCCTTTTTCGGTGGCGGTATAGGTGACAACAAAATCACTGCGGATCATGGCTCCATAGGAGTTTTCCGCATCCACCCAGCCTGTGACCATATACTCACCTTTTCCCAAATGGGTCACGGTGGCATCCGATAGCTTGCAGAATTTTGCGGTGGACGGGGCTTTCAGGTAGTCCTCTACGATCAGCGTCGCGCAGTAAAATGCGTCCTCGTCGGAATGGCGGGCGGTATTTGTGGTTGAGGAACTGCCGGAGGATGAGGATGAGGACGAGGACGGGGTGCGTTTTGAGGAATGCCCGCTGGTCTGCGTGGTGGGAGCGGCGGGGCTTTCAGCGGGTGGCGGCTGCATTTTGGCCACCACAAAAACGCCGATGAGACAAAGTGTAACGAGGCACATCGCAACAGCAAATCTGTGCTGAACGCTTTCGTCCTCTTTTGCCTGTTCCTCCGGGTTTACTGCAGGAGCCTCCGGCATCGGCGGTTTGGCGGCGGGGGCCGATGCTTCCGGGGCGGGGGCAGAACGCTGCTCCGTTTCCTTCACCGGCGGGTTTTCCGGTGCTTTTGCGGATTCGTCAAGGATGATGGAGACAGGGCAGCCGCAATGAGGGCAGCGGTCCGCCTTGTCGCTGACCATGTTGCCACATTCGGTGCATTTTATCAGTGCCATATCAAAAACCTCCCAAATTCCTGATGGTTTGACCATATCGCATTTTGCGGGAGAAGTCAAGCGCCTGTGAAAAAGCCGCCCACCACGGGCGGCTTTGCTTTTTAACTTGCTTACAACTTGCTTAAATCTTGCTTAGAACTTGCTTAGAGGTTGCAAGGTGTTTGCTTAAAGGTTCTGGAACGTGGCGTCGAACATGACCACGCCGTTGGAGAGGTCGGAGTAGGGGATGCCCACCCAGACGGCCTGTCCGACGGTGAGACCGGAGAGGGACGAAGCGTAAGGCAGGTTTAGCACGGTCTCGTCAAAGGGAAGCTGGACGGCCACGGTGCCGCCGCTGGGGGCCGCTTTCACGGTTGCCTTTTCCAGACGGAGACAGGAGCGGGTGGCATCCGCCACCTTGGGTCGAAAGTAGTTATTCCAGAAGTTATCGGCCAGTGCTTTCATGTCGGCGTTTTGATTACTCATGCAGTTTACCTCGTTATTCCGTGCCGGTGAGACGGGCCTCCACCAGCTCCATGCCCCGGCTTTCCAGATAGGAGATCAGGAGCAATCGGGCGGCTTCCTCGCTTTCGGCGTCAACGGTATGATCGAACATCCGCAGCTCTCCCGCCTTGGTCTCGGCGGTGACGCTGAAGGCGAAGTCCCGGCGGGTGACATTGGTTTTCAGGTTCATGTGGTTTCCTCCGTGATCCAGATTTCAGAGACGGTAAAGGTGAAGCAGATGCCCCGGTCCGTCTTGTCCGTCTGCACGGTGTCGCACTGGCAGAACAGGAAGGACAGCGCCTGACGGATGGTGGAATTAAGAACCACAAGGGGAGTGGGAAATTCCAGCGCAACGGAGGCGTTCTCCCGGTTCTCATGAGGCGGCTGGTCCAGCAAGCGGACCTGGGGGACCAGACGGTCGATCTTCCCGGCGGCCTCCCGCAGGGCGTTGTATCGGTTCATGGCGGTGGGGTTCATAATCTTCATCGTAAAAATCTCCTTTAGGTGTGTAATTCCTTTTTATGGGGAAATTATAGGCGCTTTTACATGGAATGTCGAGATAAAAAAGGGAGGAACCTTTTCCAAAACGGAAACCGTTCCCCCTTTTTCGGTATGAGTATGGTCTTGATTAAAATTCTTGCGCTGACGGCCCCACAAGCGGCCTGAGAGATAAGAGAGAGGCGAGGGGCTAAAACTACCCCACGAAACTCAAGGGGCGCTTACGGGGCTTCTGTGGGCGATTTACGCAATGTGAAGGGGATCACAGTCGTTCAAGGCATCCTTCAGGGGCTTTGCGGGGCGGAACACCGCAACCCTCTTGGCGGGAAACTCTTTTTCCTCGCCGGTGCGGGGATCTTTCCCCACCCGTGCTTCCCGGTGCTTCACGGCGAACTTGCCGAAGCCGGGGACTTTGACCTCGCTGCCGCCGATCAGGGATTCCTCGATGACGGTAAACAGGGCGTCGGCCAGCAGTGCGGTGTCATGCTTGGTGTGGCCGGTGCGCTCCGCAACGGCGGCGATCAATTCAGTCTTGTTCATGGGACATCCTCCTTTCCTAAAATTTCAATGGCAGGGATGGCTGGATTCGGACCAGCGCATGAGGGAGTCAAAGTCCCTTGCCTTACCGCTTGGCTACACCCCTGTATTTTTACATAGGCTCCCGGCATTGCGCTCCGTTTGGATTGCTTACACAATTAGCCGTACAGAACCGGGCAAGCATACTGCCCTACACAACGGCCTTGCCCAAGGGCAGCCGTTACCTCACCACTTCCGCATACCTTTCGATGAACACGCCTCGGAGTTCGCTCTGCATGGTTCTGTACGCGCTAACCACGGAACTTTTCAGCCCTGCGCCGGTATGTCGGTCGCATCCGTTTCTTCATTCATAGCCGGAGCCAGCCAAATAATTATTATTCGGCCTGCCGCTTTCATACAGCGCACAGGCAAGCCCCTTGTAGCGGTCTTACCCTTCCGCGGCGCCGCAATGCGGTAGCATACATCTGGCAGGGACGGTTGGGAATCGAACCCACCCAAGCGGTTTTGGAGACCGCCTCGCCAGCCTTGGAACATTCGCCCCTATGTTTGTCTGTCTTTCCAGACTGTCACCGCTGCGTGTCGGCTGCCTGCGGTTGGCCCCCATAGGTACACGTTTCTGTTGCCCTGCTGCGCCCATCTCCGGGCAACCCGTTTGTGATTGTACTTCTCACGGCGCTGGATGTGGTGCAGACGGCAGGGCTTGAACCGGCATCGTTCCCCATTTCGGGGGTGCTCTAACCTACTGAGCTACGTCTGCAAATGTCCCCTCTGGGCCACTTCGCCAGGGAACCCTGGACGAGAGGTGCGAGGGGTCCTATGCCCAACCGGAATTGCACCGGGGCGTCAAGGGCAAGGACCAGTTGCCGGAGACGAGCTGCTTTTGCGGGCCGCAGCTTATATATTTATGGAGCACTGGCAGAGACGCATCACCCAAAATGCTCCCCGCCATGGTGCAGATGGTGAGGATTTGCACCTCACATAGCCTAACAGTGTCGGCCTCCACCGCTTTGCTGGGCGGCACCCGAACTGTCATTTGTAGCGTCTACCTATTCCGCCACATCTGCATATAGATGCCGGTCTTTCCCGGCGGTCATGTCGCTCAGATTCTCCGAGAATACCGTCCCGATAGCGGCTGTATCAACCCGCCGACTCCACTGCCAGATATGGAGGTTTCATGCCCACTACGGTTTATAGAGTAACCACCTCTTATGTGGGAGGGCATGGTGCAGACGGCCGGAGAGGTCCCCGGCTCCCGGGTGGAAAGGACAAAAAGCACCGGTTGGACATCTGCATAGACCCGCCTTGTTTGCGCCATGGCGGGTGATGTGGCGGCCCGTCTTTCCGGGCTGTCATACACATTCAGGAGGCTTTGCGATCCATGCAGGGCGCTGCTCGTGCACCCTTGGAGCGGATAATGGGAATCGAACCCACCTTCGCGGCTTGGGAAGCCGCCGTTCTACCGATGAACTATATCCGCGTTGCTGCCCTGCCGGGGTTGCACCGGGGCACCGCTCCGAGAACGGCGAGCGTGTACTTACGGGCCACGCTTGGAAGGTAGGAGAATACTACGTGCGGCATCCGCGCCGCTGGTGAGCGAAACCGGAGTTGAACCGGAAGAACAGAGGACAAGCTAAAAACCCTGTTCGCGCAGGGTGTGAGTCTGCGCCGTGTCCGCACGATTTTCGCCCATGCTGTTTGGAGTTTGGCGGCTGCCGTTGGGTAGGCCGGCAGCCGCCGTGCGTGAGGGAAGATAGAAAGATGGAAAGCAAGGGCGGCGTCTATCTCGCCCTTGATTTTATTATACGATACCCCTCCAAGGGGGTTTTTGACATTTAGGATTCCACGGTAAAGCACTGAGATTTCCAGTCCCCGCGAGCGTCAATTTGGTACAGAAACTTCCAACCTCCTCTGGAAATTTCCTGAGAGGAAAGACACGGCCCCGGCTGGATCTCGCCAACATCCAGCGCATCCCAGTGGTCGGAGTTGATCTTTTTGCGGTGTTCAGCATATACAGCCGGTGTCACGATTTGCCGCGGAGACCAGACCATACCGTCCCCTCCGCAAGGCAATGGAGCAATACGCTCCACTGCCTGAAGAACGGAGGCACCCTCGAAGGTTGTTCCGTTGATAATAATTTTGCTCATTGTTGCTCCTTTCTGCGCCGCTGTTCAGGCGGCGGCTTCGGCGGCCTTGCGGACAGGGCAGAGAATGCCTTCACCGTTGGCGGACCGGAAATAGATGGGGGTGATATAGGGCTTCTGTTCAGAGGTGAACGCTTCGCCGTCCGGGAACAGCTGAAGGAAGTCGATCAGATAGTTGGCATCGACGCTGGGGAGGCCGGGGCCGAAATCATAACTGGCTTTGAAGGTCTCGCCCCTGCGGCGGCGCTTAGCGGCCCATTCCGCGCGGTCCGTTTTGATTTGCGCCCGAACCTCCGCCACAGTGGGAAGAGTGAGGCGCAGGGTGTTCTTGCGGATGGGGGCGATGAACTGCGCCAGGTTGAACCGGGAACCGTCTGCGCTGAGTTCCGGCGCGGCGGTCAGCTCCATGGGGCTGTTCAGGCGGAAGCCGCGGTATCCGTCGCAGACGCACTGCTTGCCTTCCTCGTCGATCCAGAAGCCCTGTTCGGCGGGGCGGTGGCTGTTCGTTCGCACGGCTGCGTCGCAGATGCGGCGGGCAGCGGTAAAGGCGGAACGGTTGCCAGACTTGGCGGCAGCTTCCTCCACCAACGTGCGGCGGAGATCCTGTTCTAAGAAATACAGCTGGGGGATGGGGCCGACGGCGCTTTTCCATTCATAGGGGTTCTTGCTGACAGCGTTATAAATGGCGGCTTCGTCCTCGTCCAGCGCGTGGACGATCTGCAAAACGCGGGTGAGGGCCTGTTCAGTGTTCATCATGGGGTGTACCTCCTATTGCACGAAGGGCTTTTTTGCTCAGCCTGAGAATGAAATAATCGGATCTGCGGAAATTGTAAAAGTTTTCAGGGTCAGCGACCGTTTCAGGGAAAAGGTCGCACAGAAGGGCATTCTCGATCAGTTGATCGGCATACGGATTTTCACCGTACCAATATCCACGGTCAAGCAAGCCTCCGGTTATTTGGCAGTTGACTGCGGCTTTCTTGACTTCGGCGATTTTTTCAGAATAAGTCATTTCTGCGTGGGCTTCCTTCTGCGCATTTATCGCGGCAGCCATGACCTCGCGGGCTACGTCTGCGTAGCACTCGCGGTAAAGGTCAACGCCGTATTTGCCGCGGATGGCGTCGAGCTTGTCCACGTCGAAAAGTTCGGTAAACGATTCGTACTTGTGCGGGGTGGGGAAGCGCGCGGCGATGATCTCGTTTCTGCACTCCCAATATCCGGCGGTTTTCATGGTTGCGCTCCTTTCAACAGCAGGTCCAGAGGTTGATGCACTGGATCATTTCGGCGTAGGTCTTTGCGGTTAAAATTCTTTCGCGATTACGGGCGATATATCCCGATCCAATCAGGTATACGCCAAAGCTGCGGTAATTTTCGAGAAAGTACATGGCGTTGTCCTTTCTGTTCGTCTGTTCAGGCGTATAGAATTTTCGAGGTGCCGGGGACGCGGCACTGGATTGAACAATCCGGGGCGTTCTTTTTGTTCAGGTCGATCCATGACTTCACGGCGGGGAGAAGATCGTCATTATAGACGGGCGCATAAACGAGGCGATTAAACAGCTCGCCGGTGTTCAGGCTCATGGGCTTATGCTGTTTGTCTCTGGGGCCTTTGAAGTAAACCATAAACATGGGGTTGTCCTTTCATGCCCTCGTACCTCCGGGGCGGGCTGTTCGTCTTTAATTTCATTGTAACAGGGTGTGCCAATGGGGTTTTTGCCGCTGTTCAGGCAAGGCGGAGGACCTGCCGAGCGGCGCGTTCGGCGTTATCGGTAAGCTGGCGCTGCCATGCCTGATTTTTGGGAGACCAGCGGAAGCCGTTCTGCTTCAGGGCGGCGCGGGTGTCGGCGTCGGGGATGGCGTCAAAGAGGATTTGGAGTCTGTTCAGGTCGATATTGCGGACGATCTGGCCGCCGTCAAAGGCGGTGCCGGTCTGAGGTTCGGCGGCCTGCTGTTCTCTGCGGTCAAGCTCCGCGAGGCGCTGTTCTGTCCGCTCGATCTTGCCCCGGATGCTGGACAGCTCGTAAGCGGGGAAGGGGGAACCGTGAACGCGAATATCAAAGCTGTTCGGGTCGGTAAGGTTCGCGACCTGTTCAGACGTAAAGCCGGGGCAGCCGGCAAGGGTCTTATGCTTGCGATAGTAGGCGTTTGCGGCCTTGGCATCCTCCAGCATTTGGCGTTGGCTGTTCAGGCGCTCGGTGAGCATTTCGCGGGCGTGTGGGTCTGCAAGGTCTACCGGGCCGGTGCCGACGCTGCGGATCTTGTCCAGAATCGCCTCAATCTGCCGGTATTCCTCCCACAGAGAGTCCTCGCGGGACATCTGGCGGTTATGCTTGCGCATATTGAAGTTGCCCGCCCCGGCGATAAACTGGCTGGGATAGCTGGCCTGGTTGCGGTTATAATCGTTCGTCCACTGGGCAAGGCGGCGGGCGTAGCTGTTCAGCAGGGCGTCCAGCTTGTCATGGTAAAAAGCGCTGACGCGGGCCTTCTGCTGTTCTACCATCTGGGCGGCTTTGTTCACGGAATTTCGATAACTGGCCGTGGCGCTGCCGGGTTTGTAGTCACTCATGTGGACGCAATAGTGGGCGTTCCGGGCGGTTTCCTCGCTGATCTCGTAGTAGGTCGGGACCGTTTCAGGTCGATTTCTCGGGGCGAGCTGTTCTGCCTGTTCTGCAGGTTCCGGGGTGATGGCCTCCGGCTGTTCTGCGGGCGCTTCTGCGCCTGTGCCGGTGGCGGGGGTCTGCTGTTCGGGCTGTTCGGTGGCTGCTGCGCTGGTCTGTGCGGTGGCGGCGGTGGGCTGTTCAGTCCGCAGGCCGTCAGCAACGGAGCGGTAAAAGGCTTGCGTTTCTTTCGTGTCTTTGACGGTCTGGCAGTCCTCGCCAAAGTCCCATGTATAGCGCTTGATCGTTGCGTTCAGGCTGTCCGCCTCGGCTGCAAAGAATTTCGCAATGTGGGCGGTGTTGGGGAAGGTCTTGATTTCGATTTCCGCGTGCGCCTGGTTCCACTGGTTCGCGGCGGCCCGCTTGTCCCGGCTGTTGACATATACGGAGATAGGCCAGAAGCAAATATTATCTTTTGCGGTGCTCAACTCGCCGTTGCGCTTGATGCGCCGGAGGCAGTGATCCCGGCCGCTCCAATTCGGATCGCCGGGGGTGTGCTCGACGAAGTAAAGGCCGTTGTCATTCTTGAAGTATGCGCCGGTGATCTCCACCACGTCGCCGGTTTTCATGGGGCGGTTGTTCTTGTCGTTCATGGTAAAACCTCCTGAAATTGTGTTTTGAATGTGTAGATTTTGGCTTTCTGGGGTGCCGTCGCTTTTATCGGTGCGGCGGCTCCAAGGTGTCCGGGTGCTGCTGTTCAGGCGTAGCGCTGACCGTTGGCGCCGGTCTGGTAGCTTTTGAAGATCATAACCGGGTCCTTCAGCAGGGCGGCGGCGTCCTCGATATAGGAAGCGGAAAAGCAGCCGTATTTACTGCGGGTGATCTTGATTTTCGCGTCCTCCTTGAGGGTTTCGTGGGTGGCACTTTCCGGGAGATCCTGCCAGCCGTTGAAGATCAGCAGGGAAGCACCGCAAAATAACCGGCTGCGGGTGGAGCGCTTGCGGTATGGGGTGTAGGTCAGGCGCACAACGTCGGCGTGCTGGGCGTAGGTGGTGAGGGTGTAGCCGTGAAAGGTGATTTTCTCCGCGATGGGGAAACCAAACTCAGAGAGATATACAAGGGTATATTTCCGGCCCGGAACCAATCCGGCGGCGTCCACGGCCTTTTGGAGGGGTTCGGCGTACTGCTGGATCATGGAATGAAACGCGGCCAGGGCGTCGGCCTCCGTTGTAACTGTGGTGCTGTTCAGCTCGTCGCCGTTCTCGATGATGGCGGCAACCATAATTTGACCGCCCAGGGGCCGCAGGTCCGCGGCGTTGATGATGACTTTCCGGCGGAGGGTGTAGCCGCCGCCGATCTCGGCATGATAAAGACTGTTAAACATGGGTGTTACCTCCTGTTTTCGTTGTCAAGGGCGGCCAGGGCGTCGGCCATGCCCTGCTCAAAAATGCGGGTGTTCTCTGCGCTGGACTTTGAAAGATCGTTGGAGTAGTTGCAGGCGGCCCAGAGCGGGCAGGCACACGGGCCGCGGCCGGGGTTGTAGTGCTGATTGCAAATGGTTTCGAGGCGTTCGCCGGTCTCGGCGGGAATGTAAAGCCATGACATTTTGCGATCCTCCTTGATTTTGATTTAGCGGCGGGCCTCGATGAGATCCACCACGCGGAACATCAGGCGGGCAAAACTGGCAGCGCCCAGAACGAGGATAAAAAGGTGAAAACTCATGATCTCGGCCTCCTGTCGGTTTCGTTTTGTTCTCTTGATGTTTATAGTATAAACGGTAATGTTTATAATGTCAATAGGTAAATTTAAATCTTACCGTTTATTTTCAAAAAACAATAGTTGACAATGCAAACGGGAACGTTTATAGTAAAAAGCGAGAAGAGGTGATATTGTGCCGACATCGGAGCAGATCAAAATTTTATGTGTAAAGCTGGGAATCAGCGTTTCAGAGTTGGCGAGGCGCTGCGGGAGCAGCCCGCAGGCGTTTTCACAAAAGATGAAGCGGGAGGGGTTTACCCCTGCGGATTTAAAGGACGTTGCCGGGGCTGTTGGCTGTGGGTTTGAAACATCTTTTATTTTGCCCAATGGCGAACGCGTGACGGATTGAAAAACGGCATAAAAAAACAGCGGCCCGGAAAACTCCGGGCCGCTGTTCTGTTACTCCCATCTGTCATAAAAACCAAAGGATCCAAACTGGATTACTTCATCTTCAGTGGTTTCCGTTTCGGACGGATCGAACGGAACGCCGTACCATCTGCGGTGGGCGACTTCCTCGTGGTTTTCGTCCTCGATTGTAATATCACACTGCGTATAGCCGGCGCGCTCGTCGGCCATGGCTTTTGCCTCGTCCAAAGTGCCGGCGCACTCGACCCAGAATCCGTTATTGTAATTGATTGTAAACATTTTTTCGTCCTTTCTCCCGGTGTAGCCGGGTCGCTGTTCTGCGTTTTGGGGGTCAGGCGTTGGCTTGATATTTTGCGAGTGCATCCGAAATAGCACGATTTACAAAAGAGTTTGCCGTTTCTCCCAGGGAGGCGGCGCAAGTCTTTATAACGGCTTTTTGCCCTTTCGGTAAAACAAGATCCATTCTGTCATAAGTCTTTTTTACATACTTGCGAACGGCGGCTTGCTGGGCCTTTGTGGTTTTGGTTTTCCGGGCTATATAATCGTTGATGTTTTCGGCGGTTCCGTCGTCCATAGCTTCCGCAGCGGCAAGGCTGGCCGCAGCTCCCCGGGTGAGATTTTCGGCGGGCTGGGCGTCAATTTCTGCCAGTCGTGCGCGTAATGCTTCGTTCATGTTATATGCTCCTTTCAATGCCTCAATACGATTGTTTATGCTGCTTTTTCTGCTCCTTTATTCGGCTTCTGGTTCTGCTTTAGTATATGTCTCCGCGTGTATTGATCTCTTTTACAGTAACGGTTTCTTTGTCCGTGTCGATCTGAAAAATTGCCCGGTAATGATAGATTTTCAACCGGTACATGCGAGAGCCAGCACCCCGCAAGGGGACAATATCGCCGGAAAGGGTTGATAATCCGGCCACCGCCGCCGCTACCCGGCCCCGTTCAGGCTCCGGGAGCTTGTCTAAATATTTCTGCGGCTGCTTCTTGATGATAACCGTTAGTCCGTCCACGTTTCCGCCTCCTTTACTGTCAATATTTTACCACCCTATATATAATTCTGTAAATATACAATTTCAACAATATAATTACAGAATTATTGGTTATTTTGAACCTTGATATAATTACAGAATTATATATAATAGGATCATAAAGAACAGCACAACACCACCAACCACGAACATATTTTAGGAGGAACACGAAATGAAAAAGAGTTTTTTTGATACGATCCCCGGCGTCGTCCGCCTCGACTCCCGCGTTGCTATTTATGTGCCCAGCACCACCGACACCGACCACCCCACCGACAACCGGCGCCAGGTGGAGGAAGTCGCCGCGAAGCTGTCCGCCATGTTTGGCGGGGCCACCGCTACCGAGGCCCGCGGCTACTGGGTGAGCCAATCCGCCGGACTCGTGGGCGAGGCCGTCACAATCGTTTACAGCAACGCCGCAGCCGAGGACATCGAGCACCACGGCGCCGAAATCGTCGCCATCTGCCACAAGATCAAACGCGAGATGAAACAAGAGGCCGTCAGCCTTGAGATCAACGGCGAACTGTTTCTTGTATGATCTCCGCCGCCCCCTATACCATACACCACAGCCCGCAGGGAATGCCCCGGCGGGCTTTTCTCGTGCCCTCTGAGCAATACCGCCCAGCACCGCACCACAGACCCACGCCGCGCAGCCGCTTGCATCCTACGCCGCCCCAGGCGGCTATTTTTAACTCCTATGCGCGCGGGCGCGTTTATTGCGGGCGCGGTCTATTATAGTACCCTAAAACGTACCCCATAGAACCCCCGGACGCTTTACCTTAATGAAGAAAAGCGTGGAGCACTCCCGCAGGACCGGAAGCAATGGACAAGGGAAAAGGGGGAAGGGGTGGAGGAGTCACCGCCGGGGGCCTGTTCCGGCTGATTGCATCAGATCGGCCACCACGGCCACCGCCGACCATGCCAGACCGGGCACCGTCAGCGGGCCAGCCGCCGACCATCGGAGGACGGCCACCACCACCGGCACCGAGGGCCAGAGAACCGGCCGCGGCTCCACCTCTCGCCGCCGTTCGTCAGGTTGCACAAGGGCGGTATGGGCTGTTGTTGCATTTACCACCAAAAAAGGCGGTAACTGTTGCCATAATTGCTTATTATGGCAACAGTTTAGGCATTTGCAACAGGTTTTTACCCTTTCCGAGACCCGCCCAGCGGCCCCGCCTCCGCTCAATGGCACCGGCTGACCAGCTGACCAGCTGACCACGGCCCCGGCTGGGTGGGGGGGTGGTTTACAGACCTGGCCACCGGATCGGCGCAGAATCTCTCCACAACTCTTCCCCCTTCTCCCATGTTCTTACACCCGTGTCCTTTTCTCCCGATATAGGGGGGGTGGTTTAGAAAACCGGGGCAAAAAACGGAAAAGTCAAAAAGGGGTCCAAAAAAATTTTTATAAAAACGCTTCGCTTATGTGTGGGGAATACGTACTTAGGTTGCGCGGCGCGGGCGGGGCGCAGGCGGTCGGTAGGTGACGTGTTGGTAGGCGGTAGGTGAAGCGGGTGTGCAAAAACCCTATTGGAGGGGGTTGCTATGCTAAAGATAGGAGAACTTTGGTGAAGCCATGGCAATGGAGGTGAGCGTGAATGCCAAGCGGGAGTTCTGAGCGCTGTGTGTCATTGTTTGAGTTTTGGGGAGACAAGAGCCAGTATGCGGCGTGGCTGCAAGGGGAGTTTGCTGAAGAAGCGGATTTCCATGCCCATACGCTAAACGCCTTGCGGGTGGCGATGGACGAAGAACTGACGGATACACAGAGGAAGTATATGGAGATGTTTTTCGTCTATGGCATGAGCATGAAGGATATCGGTCAAGAGTTGGGGGTAGCCAAGGCAACAGTCAGCAGGACGATCAATTGTGGGCTGGATAGACTGTACCGTGTCCTCCGCTACGCGAACCCCCGATACCTGACCTTTCCGAAAAGCCGCACGGCAGCATCTCTAAAGAAGGGGCGCAAGCAGCGGGAGAAAGGGTCTTAGGCTGAGACGAGAGATATTATAACTGATAGTTGAAAGGATGATTTCCAATGAGCACAATTTACGTTGGTGAGAGGCGGAGCGGTAAAACAACCATGCTTATCGAAATGTCTGAAAGGACTGGGTTCCCCATTGTTGTGAGAACCTATCAGATGGGGCGTGAGATACAGCGGCTCGCAAACCAGATGGGAAAGAATATCCCAACGCCCGTTACGGTGGGAAACTACATCCGACGGTTTGCCTATAGTGGCGTTAGAGAACAGAAGTATCTTGTGGACGAGCTTCAGATGATTCTTTCGGCAATGAACATTGAAGCCGCTACGGCTGACTTTAATTGTATTGAAATTCTCTGCGGTCGGCAGAATGGGAGGTCTGATTTATGAGATGTACACCAGTTGAATTTCACGCGAGATTTCCTGTTTCTGAGAATTACGATAGAGGTGGTTGCGACCACGCCCCACGCTTCCGGGATGCGAACGGTGTTGTTTATACGATTGATGCCATTAAAAATTCCTGCAAGGGGGATACGAACGTCCCGGTCATTCAGTTTCGGGCAGACGGTACTTCTAAAAGGATTGGTATTGTCAAGTCTATCAAGTGGGACCCGGAAGGCTTCGTTGAGGTAAATGGAGTTTTGCGGTTTGGTGGAACGTGCGAAGATGTGATTTTCGATAAAACAGGAATTGTCATCGGAATGACGATCACGGAAATTGGCCTTGAGACGTAAAACAGTAGGAGGTCGAGAGACATGGCATATAAGCGGAAATACAAACAGGGGGCGCGGGTCAAGAGCATTGAGGACTTTCTGCATTCCCCGGAGACGCAGTATTTTTTCTGGCATGGGAGGACGGTTCATAAGCAAGTCTTTATGCACTGGCAGCTTGATATGCTTATCAGGGAAATCGGCGGAGGACACCTTTACTTTGCGGATAAGAACGTTCCGGCTGATGGAGATGCGGAATGAGCTGTTATGGGTGTATCTGCAACAACTGTCTCTATAACTGCGAGTTATTCAGCGCATACTTCACGCCGGGAGAGATCAAGGACGTGGAGGACGTCTGCTATTGCTGTGATGAGTGCAAGTGGTTCGATGGGGACTATACGAAGCGGAGCCAATGGCGAAAATCGTGCGAAAAATTTCGCCTACCGGCGAAATATAAAGAGCATCTGGAACAGGTGAAGCAGAAGGATGCTCATGCGGCGGTCAAGCGCCGCGGGGCATTTACCGTGATCGAGGGAGGGAAAAAGGATGGATAGCTTGAATGCAAGTAGGATAGCGGGCGGGAACAGTGCGTATGGGCGGAGTCAGTCGGACTTCTATCCCACGCCGCCGGATGTGACGGTGGCGCTTATGCGCTTTTTGAATCTTCCACGCACAACGTCCGTGTGGGAACCGGCAACGGGAGAGGGCGATATGGCCGGTGTGCTTCAGACGTACTTTGAGACCGTCTATACAACAGACATTCTGGATGGGACGGACTTCTTGAAGTCCAGCATTGACGCGGCTGATTGGATTATCACGAACCCGCCTTTCTCGCTGGCGGAGGCGTTTATCCGTAGGGCAGCGGAGCTGGGCAAGCCTTTTGCGTTCCTGCTCAAGTCGCAGTATTGGAACGCAACGTGTCGGCGGAAGCTGTTTGACGAGATCCCGCCCAGCTACATTCTGCCGCTGACGTGGCGCCCGGATTTCTTTTTCAAAAAGCGGATGCCCGGAGAGAAGGGAAGTCCACTGATGGACGTGATGTGGTGCGTCTGGCTGACGCCATGGAAGAATGATATTCAGACGGTTTACCGTCCGCTGACGCGGCCGGAGATGGGAGCAGGAAATAAAAATGGCTAAGCTGGCGATTCTGCTATTTATTCCGCTCTGCCTTTGCGGGTGGGCCTGTTACGGTATCTGTAAAGACTGGGATAAGGGTGCGCTGGTGATCTTGATGCTGCTGCTGACCGGCGCGGCGTTCCAGTGTGGGTTTTCTTTGTGCCAGATGATTTTTTTGAATTAAAGGGGGGAATTTTGATGGTAACTCTGAACCTTAAAGACAACGAAAACGGTTATAGCAAAGTTGAAGAATATGTGAAAAGGTACTGGGGTCACAATGGCGATCAAGATGTAATCGTTGCTGTTGAAGCGTCCTATGATTCGCTCAAATGGCGTTTCACAAATGAAATTGCCTCCCCATATCAAAGGGGCGTTGAATGGTTAAACGATTGGTGGGAAGGTGAAAAATATATTCGTCTCCACGGGATTCAGGGGGTTGATACCCTTGATGTTTCCGGAGGATTGTATGAGGGGGATGATTTTTGATGAAGTATGAATTTCGTATCGGAGACTACGCTGAGACCAAGGATGGCAACCGGGGGTATGTCATCAAGAGTGATCTTTTGTGCTACCAAGATATTGTGACGGGGTACATAATTACCGTGAAATTCAGCAATGAGGAAACCATGACGTATGAGTTTACAGCCAACGAGGCGCACCGACAGTTCAATCGCATTGGGCGTTATGACCTTACAGAGAAAGAAAAGAGTAAGATTGAACCATTCCAAGTCAATCCGGCACTTACTGAGTATGCGTCAATTTTTGCAATGAGCGATAAAATCAACGAGCTTGTTGAGGCCGTCAATGAACTGCGTATGCGGGATGCAAAGGAAGGATAGTAAGGATGATTGAGTACATCAGAGTTGTAAGCAAGCAGCGGCCCGCGAAGCGGGCGTTTGATATGCAGGTCGGGGCGCACCTTCGTGTGTATATTGCCGGGAAGGTCACCGGTGACAAGAACTATCGGGAGAAATTTGCCAAGGCAGAGCAAGCCCTCACTGCCATGGGACATTGCGTCCTGAACCCGGCGAACCTCCCATCCGGCATGGAGCAGGGCGATTATATGCGTATCTGCTTTTCCATGATCGACTGTGCGGACTGTGTGGTTTTGCTGCCAGACTGGCGTGAGAGTTCCGGGGCACGGTTAGAGCGGGCCTACGCCGAGAAAATTGGGAAAGAGGTTGTTGTGGCAGATCAGGGCCGGATCGATGAGTTTTTGGAGAAGATGGAGGCAAGAGCATGAGTAAGGCTGTTATGCTGAGTATCCGCCCGAAGTGGGTGGAAAAGATCGCCAGCGGCAAAAAGACTATCGAAGTCCGCAAGACCAAGCCGAAGCTGGAAACGCCGTTCAAATGTTACATCTACTGCACGCTGCCAAAATATCCGCACGAGGACTTCATTGCGACGGACTATCCAAGGCCACAGTTTTACGGCGGCGGCAAGGTCGTCGGGGAGTTTACCTGCGACCGGATTTACAAGATTGACAAGGATAGTACGGATTTCCTTTTTAAGGCCGGGGGCCTATCCATTTACAAGCAAGCTGCCGAAGAAAAGTGTGGCCTGTGTGTGGCTATGACAGACGATGAGTTGCACGGCTATCTTAGCCATTGCCAGGGCTACGGCTGGCACATCTCCGACTTGCGCATTTATGATACGCCGAAAGAATTGAGCGAGTTTAAGACGCTATGTAGAGTCGACGCCGATTGCTGTGCCTGCCCTTATTACAATTACACCAAAATGGACTGTGATGGCCGGGTTATCGGTCGCCCGCCCCAAAGTTGGTGCTATGTGGACGATGCAAATGCTTAAATTTACTCACGAAATTACTCACGATGTTTAAGCACGTTGAAAACAAAGGCGCATAGATATTTTTGGGACAGTTCGAATCCTTCACCCGCTGCCAGAAAGAAGAAATCCTGCAATCGTTAAGATTGCAGGATTTTCTTTATATATCAACGGTCACAGGCGTTTTAGGGCAGTAAAAATATTTTCCATAGGGTAAATAGAAATTGCTTTTCAAAGGGGTTTTATCTCAAAATTTACTCACGGAATTACTCACGAATTTTGCGCGGGTCAAGATGGGGCGGAAGTCTCGTCCGGGTCCGCGCTTTTTTCTTTTCCACGGTTTTCGTAGAACTGGTACATCTTGTCCTGCTTGGTCTCGATGTCCTTCTGGTAGAGGTGGGTATAGACATCGTGCATGACCGTGTAATCGGACCAGCCGCCGATGCGCATACATTCTTCCTCCCGATAGCCAAGGTGGTAGGCGAGGGAAGCGAAACTGTGGCGAAGGCCATGGACGCCGACCTCCGGCAATCCGGCATCTGCACAGATGCGATTGATAGATCGTATGAGCGAGTTTGGGGCGGTGTGAGAGATCAGATCGTCGGGGGCAGCGTCCTCCGGTTTTACGAGAAGTTCCTCGAGGCGGGGGATCAGGATGGGGACCGTCCGGGCAGAGGTTTTGCTTTTGGCGGAGTTTTTGATGACGTACTGGTTATGCTCATTGGGGACCAAGACCTGGTTAATGGTAAAGCAGTGATGGTCCAGATCGACATCCTTCCATCGGAGAGCCAGCAGCTCACTGCGGCGCAGGCTCATGAGGGCCAGCAGAGATTCCGTTTCAATGCGGTTGCCGCGGCAGGCGTCGCAGAAGGTGAGAATCTGGTCCGGGTCCAGCCATTTCCGCTCGTGGATCTCCTGCTGGGGGAGTTTGATCTTTGGGACATCCAGCCCGATTTCCCGCAGGACGGAGCCGACAAACAGCCAAGCGTTTTTCAGCGTCTTGTATTTGCACAGCGGTGCCTCGTTATCGCACACCTTCTGCCAGTCGATCCCATTGTGAAGGGGTAGGTCCGCCACGCTCTGGAAGCGGTTTTTCTGGACAATGCGGTAGGCCCGTATAGTAGTCGGGGAAAGGGAATTTTGCCGCCGGTCAATATAATGGTCAATGGCGGTACGCAGGGTAAGCCCCTTTTCAACGGATTGCTTTTTGACCTCAAGGAAGCCGGCGCGGATGGCGATGGCTTTGGCCGTGCACAGCTCCGGTGTCTTTTCCGTAATGGACTGCTTTTCCTGACGAAGCTGGATGCGCCACATACCGGATGGAAGCTGCGTGGGGGAGGGGACTTTGATCTCGTCCTTCTTTTTGCGCTCCCTGATCTGGCGTTCACCGCACCACTTGCAGAAGATAGAATCATCATCAATGACACGCTTACAGTTTTTGCATTTCATGCGCACACCTCCCGTGTGTATCAGCCGTGGAAGAAACCGAAGTTTAGACAGTGCAAGTCCAGATATGCGGCGTAAGCCAAGGCGAAGATCAGAAGGACCAGCAGCCATCGCAAAAGACGGTCCCGGTTGCGGATGCCGTGGGACTGACGTTCCACAAATTCCCGGAGAAGTTCGTTCTGGGCGTTCAGGCCGTTGATCTCCTGACGGTAGACATCCAGTTCCCGGCTTACGATTTCCTCAACGGTTTCCGGGGGCGGAGAATCTTCCGTTGGTTTCATCCCCAAAAACTGGTCAATGGAAATTCCGAGAAAAACGCAGATGGGGCCGAGAGTTTCCAATGTAGGGGAATGGGTGGTAGCGCGAAACATATTGTTCACCGTATTGAGAGGAACTCCGCTGCCGTCCGCGATATCCTTGTTGGTGATGTGTTTTTCTTCTTTTACCGCGCGGCACTGGTCAATCAATGACAGCATACATAGAGTACCTCCTTGTTGAAAATTGACAAAATGTGCGAAATGGCAATCGGAATTGTGTGTATCAACACCGAAATCGTGTGTATTAAGACTATCAAACTTGAGGCTTTGATGGTACGATAAAAGCAGACCTACCGCACCCCCAAGCGGCTGGTCTGCTATGGGCCGCCGCTTTCGTGGCTGGGGCGGCGGCTCTCCATCACAGCTTCAGGGGGCGCAGGAAGAAAACGGAAAGGATGGGGAGAAAGGACTTGTATGTGTAGAAATGGAATCAACAGGAGCGGACCTTCATACCGACGCGAGTCTCCGTGAGGAATTGAAACACCAGATTCAAGGACTGTCGGATGAAAGCATGAAAAAGCTGTGGGAAGCAATTCGATGCGGGGCGTTCGGTGCGCCGTAGGGAACCGGAAATCAGGTAGTTTGCTTCCCCTGACGGCTTTTCAAAAACTCAACGTACTGCGCAAGGTCGGCCAGCTGGCTATCCTCGCAGGAATCGACAAATTCATAGATGGCTTTTGCGTAGCCGCTTCCCGTCCCGCTTTTGGCGGGGCGGGTATTTTTTTTGGCCTGCTCCGCCGCGATCTCGATGTTCTGAATGAATGTGAGGTCATGGAGAGATTCCCGCAGGCCGTCAATTTCCACGGCGATTTCGTTTGCTTCCTCCTCCGTGGCGGTTTTCAGTTCCTTTTCCAGCTCCGCCAAGCGGAAGTTGGCTTCGTCGATCTGGGAATCAGCGGAGACGCCCATCACATATTCAACGGGAACTTCAAAATAATCAGCAATGCGGGAGATGGTGGAACTATCCGGAATTGCCGCTGTTTTTTTCCACTTGGTCGGCGTAGAGTTGCTGAGACCCATTTCCGTGGCCGCTTTGGTACAGGAAATGTTTTTGCGCTGACACAGCAGTTTAAATCTGTCATAAAACATAAGACTTGCCCCCTGATTTTGAGCATTGTGCCGAAACTAACCAAAATCAGAAAAACAGGTTGACAACCTGACTGCAGTCAGGTATTATAAGCGTATGAACTGATTTTGGTCAGTTAATTTGACGGCGGTTAGGTTGATCGGTGTTGCCGGTTTGGTCACTTGCATCATACCATCAAACCTGACTAAAGTCAACATTTTTAATGAAGGAGGTTAGATTTTATGCCTGCAAAATGGACCGGGCAGTTGGTGGGAGAGATTCACAACGCCGGGTTGACGATCAAAGAGGTTGCGGCGGAGGCGGGGATGAACCCCAAGTACATCAGCACCGTGCTCAACAGCGACGGCGACGCCCCCAAGGCAGAAGCAAAGCTACGGGCGGCACTGGCTCGGTTGACTGGGAAAGCCGCACAGGTAGGTGATGAGAATGAATGAGTTGCAGACCATCAATGATGTGGCGATCACGGTCAAAGAGCATAAGGGCGTGCGCGTTGTCACCTTCAAGGACATTGACGCCGTGCATGACAGACCGGACGGAACCGCCCGAAAGCGGTTCAACGATAACCGCGAACACTTTATCGAGGGTGAAGATTTCTTTGTTTTGAACCAGCCGTCCGAAATTCGGACGCTTGGTATTCAACGTCCGCAGGGCGGCACACCGGAGAGCGTCACCCTCATTACAGAATCCGGCTATCTCATGCTGGTGAAGTCCTTCACCGACGATTTGGCGTGGGAAGTCCAACGGGAACTCGTCAAGGGCTATTTCCGAGTAAAAAAGAGTTTGAGTGGGGCGGAACAGCTTTTAGCACAGGCTCAATATCTCGTGGAGCAGGAGCGGCGGCTGAAAGCCGTAGAGCAGAAGCAGGCCGTTTTGGACGGCGTGATGGATGTAATGGCGGCGCCCCTTCTGGCCGAGGACGGGTGGCAGGAGAAGGCACAGAAAGCCATCAATACGGCAGTCGAACGGTTTCAGACGAATCACCAGACATTCCGGGCAGAACTCTATGAGGACGTGGAGCGGGTCGGCCATGTGGATCTGGAAACCCGGCAGACACGGCTTCGCAAGCGCATGAAGAACGCCGGGGCTACGGCTACGGAGTGCAAAGGCGTTTCTAAACTCCATGTGATCGCAAGAGACCCTAAGCTGCGGCCAGTATTTGAAACGCTGCTGAAGCAGAAGGTGATCCGCATGGCAAAAGAGCGGGGGATGGAGTATTAAATCACGAAAGGGGGCGGCGGGATGCCGCGGGTAAAGCTGGGGCGGAAGCCCAATGACGAGGTTTTGATCTCACTGCTGTGGGGCAGACAGGCCGCTATGGGGATGCCGGTGGGCACGATGGCGGAGAAAGCGGGCATGACGCCGCAGACTCTACGGTCTCGGAAGAAGTCCCCGCAGGACTTTTCGCTGAAGGAACTATTGAAGCTGGGGCGGGCACTGGACATCCCCATTGAGGAACTGCGGGATGCCATCCGTTACTGAAAGGAGCCGGGAAACTATCATGACACAGGGGACAAAGTATGTCAGCGCCAAGACGCTGGAAGCCATTGAAAAGGCACTGGCCCACGGAGACCGGGTGGAGCTGATCCCGGTGAAGGACGGTGTGAAGGTGATCCGCGTCCGGCGGGACGAGATCAAGTAAGCCTATGGGAAAAGTGAATGAGATGCCTGTCCCTAAGCGTTGGGACAGAGGAGCAGAGCGTTGCTGATGGAACCGGGAGACCGGTGTCTATTCGGCGGCGCTTTTTGTTTTTGCTGTAAGGAGACGGAAATTTGATGAAAACCTTTGAGGAATACGAGGCGGAGGCCGCATGGGAAGCCCACTTGGAAAACGCCCTTCGCGTGGCACGGCGGGAAGCTGCGGAGCGTAGGCGGAAGGCCATTCGCAAGGCGCTGCTGCTGTGGGGCGCTGTGGCGCTGGTTCTGGCAGCACTGTGGCTGACGCGGGAGAGCGGGAAGCCGGAGCCGGAGGCACCGACCGTGACGGCGGGACGGCTGGCCGGGGACGATACCCCGGCGGCGGAGTACGCTTCGCTGGTCCTCTGGCAAGAACTGGACCCTGAGACAGCCCCGCCGGTTCAGGAGGACTACGAGAACGAGAAGATCGAAGCGGCGCTGTTTGACAGCGGGTATTTCCGGGATGACGTTCCACTGGACGGAGACCTGCAAAGCTATCTCCGGGCGGCCTGCGAGGAAAGCGGCGTGGAGTACACGCTGATGCTGGCGATCATCCGCAAGGAGACCGGCTACCGGAACGTGAAGGGAGACGGCGGAGCCAGTTGGGGCTACTGCCAGGTACAGCCCCGGTGGCACAAGGCCCGGATGGAGCGGCTGGGGGTCACAGACCTGATGGACCCCTTCGGAAATTTCCGGGTGGCCTGCGACTACATGGCGGAGCTTTTGAGCCGGTATGACGTAGAGAACGCCTTGACGGCCTACAACAGCGGCCATCCGGGGCACAGCGATTATGCCAGAACCGTGATGGGGTATTGGGAGGAACTGAAAAATGGGTGAGTTGGTACGGCTGACTTTCCCGGACCGGCCGCAATGGCTGGCAGGCCGGGGCCGTGGCATCGGTGGCAGCGAGGCGGCGGCGGCCATTGGGCGAAGCCCATGGAAAACGGCGCTGACGCTGTGGAAGGAGAAAACTGGGGCGCAAGCCGCGCCTGATCTCGGCGGCAACGAGGCCGTGGAACTGGGGCGGCGAATGGAACCGGCAATCCGGGACTTCTTCATGGCGCAGTATCCCGGCTACGAGCTTTACTACGGTGCCTATGACATTCTCTACCAGAGCGACCGCCCATGGCTTTTTGCCACGCTGGATGGAGAACTGACGGAGACGGACACCGGACGGAAGGGCATTTTGGAGATCAAAACCTCGACGGTGAGCCGGGGAATCGACTGGGCGAAATGGCGGGATCAGGTTCCTGAGAACTATTTCACGCAGATCCTTCACCAGCTGCTTGCCACCGGGTATGACTTCGCCGTGCTCTATGCGGCGCTTTATGATCTGTCCGGCAATATCACCCTGCGCCGCTACGATTTTGAGCGGCGGGAGCACGAGGCGGACCTGAACTGGCTGCTGGAACAGGAAACGGACTTTTGGGACCATGTGGAGGCGGGGACGATGCCCGCCCAGACCTTGATTTTATGAAGCGCACAACTCCGAAAAATTTAAGAAAGACGAGGAGACATGAATATGGAAAAGAACGAGGTTCACATCACGGTGAGGAACATCAAAACCGGCGAGGTTTTGATGGACAAAACCCCTGCGGCTTTTATTTGCGTAGCTGTGGACGATGCGAATGCGCAGGTATGCAGCGCCATTTCCACCTCCAACGTGAATGTGCTGGTGAATCTGATTCACCGGACATTGCTTGAGGTCAAGCGTATTTGCAGAAAATTCCCGGATTTGGCAATTCTTCTGTCGATCATTTCCTGCGCAGAAGAGGACGATGACAAGGAGGCGCAGGCATGATGCTGGTAAACATTCGCTACTACAAGCCCCTGCACAAGGCATACGCAGGGAACGCATTTACCTACCGGACGGCGATGCCGCTGACGGTGGGGGACAAGGTGATGGCCCCCACCAAGGGCGGAGACAAGCGGGCCATGGTGGTGGAGATCAACGTGCCGGAGAGCCGTGTGGACGAGCGGATCATGCCGCTGCTGAAGGAGATCACGGCCTATGATACCGGAGAACAGGAGGATGCGGACGCATGAGCAGTGCCATGGAATTTGCCATTACCACGGACCTGACGCCGCTGAAGGAGTTTAACATCTCTGCCAACTTTGAAGAGTGTCAGGCGTGGCTGGAAGAGAATCTGGCTCCGTACCGGGGCATGGTGGTGACGGAGGACGGCATCGCCGCGGCGAAGAAGTACCGGGCCAACATCCGCTCCGTGGCCGCACGCATCGACGAGTGCCGCAAGATGGCAAAGGCGGCGGCGCTGGCCAGCTACGCCCCCTTTGAGGGGAAGTGCAAGGCGCTGACGGCCCTTTGCGACGAATCCGTCGCCAATCTGGACGGTCAGATCAAAACCTTTGACGAGCGGCGCCGCACGGAGAAACTGGATGCGATCCGGGCCTTTTTCGATGAGCGTATCGGAGAATTGGCGGAATTTCTGCCGTGGGAGGCCGTATTTGATAAGCGGTGGGGCAACGCCACCTATTCCGAGGAACAGGCCCACAAGGACATTCTGGTGGCGATCAGTAAATGTGATAGCAGCATTACCGCAATCCGCGGACTGAACAGTGAGTTCGAGACAACGCTGCTGGAAGAGTACAAGCAGTGCCGCGATCTGCCCACAGTGCTGAAAAAGGAGCAGGCGCTCAAGCGGGTGAAGGAGATTGAGGAACAGCGGAAGGCGGAACAGGAACAGCGCAGACAGCAGACCGAGGCTGCGCGGGCGGCGGAGGAAGCCGCCAGAGCGGAGCGGGTGCAGGCCGCCGTGGAAGCGTCCAGAGCCATTCAGACGGAAGCACCGGCACCGGCCCCGGCGGCGGAGGTACAGCCGAAGCGCACGGCTCCGCAGACCGTCACCCTTTCGTTCCGGGTGACAGGCACTGTGGAGCAGCTGAACGGACTGCGGGATTATATGCTGGCCAACGGCATCGCCTTTGGCCGCGCAGACTGAATAAGGGAGGAATTTTGTCATGAAGGCAACAAACAGCTTTGCGTCCCAGACCCAGCGGGACAAGCCCACGTTTTCCATGGCCATTGCGGCCCCCAGTATGCAGAAGATGATCCAGAGCGCTCTGCGGAGCGACAAGGCGGCGGCACGGCTGACCTCCACCCTGATCTCCGCCGTGAATGCCAGCGAACAGCTGAGAGCCTGTGAACCCAGCACCATTGTGGCGGCGGCCCTCCGGGGCGAGGGCATGGGCCTGATCTTCGGCCATGGCTACTATGTGGTTCCCTACGGGACTACCGCAACGTACATTCTGGGCTACAAGGGATACATCCAGCTTGCCATGTCCACCGGGTTTTATGCCGACATCGACTGCACGGACATTCGTGAGGGCGAGATTGAGGGGCGGAGCCGCCGGACGGGCAAGCCCATCGTGAACCTTGCCAAGTATGAGAGCGACGAGGAGCGGCAGAGTAAGCCTATTATCGGCTACTACGGTTACTACGAACTGAAGGACGGGACTTTCCGTTTTGAATACTGGCCCATGGACCGGCTCCTTCGCCATGCGGACCGGTACTCCAAGGCGTTCAGCTATGAGAAGTTCAAGGCCATGCAGAGCGGGGAGATGAACCCCAAGGACGTGGAAAAACTGCTGAACGGTTCCCCCTGGTACGATCCCAACGGTGGGCAGGACCGGATGTGCCGCAAGACGATTCTGCGGCAGCTGCTGAACAGCGGCTACGCGCCCTTGTCCCCGGAGGTCAAGACCCAGCTCATGGAGGAAGCCAGCGCCGAGGACGAGGGCATGATCCCGGATATGCCCATGCCGGAGCGCACGGTGGCATCTACCGGAGAGGTGGTGGAGACCGCGCCTGCGGCTGTGGAAGCCCATCAGGAGACCGTGGAGATCGAATCCGGTATGGTTACACCCCCCAAGGCCGAAAAGACCGCAGAGGCCACTCGGAAGGCGCAGGACGAGGGCATGGACTATGCGGCCACCTTCTTTGGGGAATGAGGTGAGGGACCATGCTGATCTCCATTAAGACGCGGGAGGAGGACGGGAGCCGGTACATGATGTGTGCCGGCACCGTGACCCGTGAAGTCAAAACCGGAACCACAGCCAAGGGAACGCCGAAAGCGGAATTTGGCATGAAGTACGCCAAGGGCGAGTTCATGAACGTGTCCGCCGTGGGGGACGATGACGTGACCCGCATGGCGGCGTGCCTTGAAAAAGGGGATGCCGTTCTGGTGTGCGGCGTGTGGAAAACCCGGAGCTACACCACCCGTGACGGGGAACAGAAGGAGTGGAGCGAGCTTCACGCGGAGTTTGTGGCCCCGCAGACGGTGATGGCGGCCGTGCTGGACCTGCTGTCGGCGGGAAGCGGGAAAACGCCCGTCTCCGAACCGGCGAAGTCCATGGAACACAGCGGCAGTCAGGCGGGTTCCCTTGACAGTCAGGAGGACGCCGTTTTGCCGTGGGACCAGCCCGCAGAGGACGAACCCTACGATTACGTACCGCAGATTTAGGGGGAATTGAGCTATGGCGAAAGAAAACCGGTATTTCTGGCTGCGGCTCTATGATGACTTCTTTACGTCCAAGCGGATCAAAAAACTCCGCAAACTGGCAGGCGGGGATACCTACCTCATCATTTACCTGAAAATGCAGCTCATTGCCATGAAGCACGATGGAATCTTGCAGTGGTCAGGTCTCGACGATAACTTTGCCGATGAACTGGCGTTGGAACTGGATGAGGAACCGGCCAACGTGGAGGTGACGATCAACTATCTTCTTTCCTGCGGTTTGGCGGAGACCTCGGATGACGTCACGTTTTTCTTTCCGTATGCGGTGAAAAACGTTGGGAGCGAAGGTTCCTCCGCGAAGCGGATGAGGGAGTCCAGAGCAAGAGCAAAGCTGAGAGAACCGTCACAATGTTCGAACGATGTGCGAACATTGTGCGAACATCGTTACGGAGAGAAAGAGATAGAGAAAGAGATAGATATAGAAGATATATCTTCTTCACTACGTTCAGAAGATATGGGGGGCGGTGCCCCCAGTGAGCCAAAGGCACCGGAGAGCGGAAAGCGGACGGCGGTGAAATTCGTACCGCCCACGCTGGAAGAGGTGGAAGCCTACGCCGCGTCCCGGCAGAGCACGGTGGACCCCCGTCGGTTTTTTGAGTATTTTAACACCCCGGACGCACAGGGCCGCTCGTGGAGGGACAGCAAGGGGAACCCGGTGAAGAACTGGAAGCAGAAGTTCCTCACATGGGAAGGCCGGGACGGCGGGAAAGGAAAGCCCACCCCGGCGGCATCCCGGACGGACAAGCCCCGGAAAAGCTGGACGGAGCTGGCAGCGGAGATGGACGCGGAGGAGGGCCACACAACATGACCAGACAGGAGACAGGCATCATCATGGATATTCTGACGGCGGCCTATCCCCGGTTTTACAGCAGCATCACCGGGCCGGATATGCGCAACGCCATCAAACTGTGGGCGGATATGTTTGCCCATGACGAGGTGGCACTGGTGGCGGCGGCGGTAAAAAGCGTGATCGAAAGCGACGAAAAGGGCTTCCCGCCCACCATCGGGCAGGTAAAGGCCAAACTTCGCCTGCTGACGGCAAAACCGGAAATGACGGAGGCAGAGGCATGGGGGCTGGTGGCAAGGGCCATCCGCAACGGGCTGTACGGCGCGGAGGAGGAATTTGAGAAGTTCCCGCCGGTGGTACAGCGGATCGTGGGCAGTCCCAACACGTTGCGGGAGTGGGCGCGGATGGACACGGAGACGGTGCACAGCGTAGTATCCAGCAACTTTCAGCGCAGCTACCGGGCCATTTCCGCACGGGAACGGGAGATCAACGCTTTGCCTGCGGAGGTTCGGGCGCTGGTACAGCGCATCGGCACCGGGCCGGAGCCGGAGACGCTGGCGGCGCCTGAGAAGAAGCCCCTGCCGGCGGCGGAAGCGAAACCGGAAGCCGAGGCGGTGAAGCCGCCGGAATGGTTCAAGGACGCGGTACGGCCCCAGCGGCGCAGCCGGGATGAGGTGATGGCCTATCTCCGGGGAAAGGCCGATGGGGATGGCAGGTAATTTTACGCTGGCAAGCTGTATGCGGAGATACAGCACGAAGGCGGAGAAGGAGGACCCCTCCAACAGTCTGCACAAGTGCTGGTCCTGCAAACTGGCCTATGGGCAGTGTGAATGGAGCCGGGTGGACGAAAAAAGTGGAAAGGTCCGCTTTGAGGACGTTCCCGGCTGGACCGTGCGCCGGAGATCCCGTATGGATCGGGACGGACTGGTGGAACGGGTACAGGTGCTGGATTGCCCGAAATATCAGGAGGAAAAGCGATGAGTGTTTGTTTGGATGACCTAAACAGCCTGCCGGAGCGATACCGGAAGCAGGTACAGCAGCAGATGCAGACCCAGCAGATCGACCGGACGGCCAGGGTAATGGCCCGGTTCGTGACGGAGGAGAAGGGAAAGGCGGAAGCGGCGGCGGAGGGTAAGCGCAAGCATCACAACCACCCCGCCGCCCGAACCCTGCCCAACGGAACGGAGCACACCTTCGACAGCCGCAAGGAAGCGGCACGGTATGACGAGCTGGTACTGCTCAGCAAGGCCGGGGCCATCCGGGACCTGCGGCTCCAACCCCAATTCACGCTGAAGGAAAGCTACATCACGGCCAACGGCGACCGAAGCCGCGCCGTGACATATCGGGCGGACTTCTCCTACGAGGAGCGGGGGAAGGACGGCACATGGCATTTGGTTGTGGAGGACGTAAAAGGCCCTTCTACGAAAAAAGACAAGATCTACCGCATGAAGGCGAAACTGATGCAGGATATGAAGCACATCACCGTGCGGGAGGTATGAACGGAAAGGAGATATGCCCGGTGGAGACCGTAACTGTGATCGTGCGGGCTGTGCTGCCATGGGACAGCGCAGACGGGAAAGACCGCATTGAGATATGCACCCATGACCGGCAGAGCCAGATCGACTACTGCCTGAACCACTGCCCCTATGCGGAATGCGTGAACTGCGCGGGCGGAGGTCGGACTACCAGCCGCGGCGGGCGGCCACCCCTTCTACGGGAAGCGGAAATGCAGAAGCTGCGGGAGCTGCTGGAAGCACGGACAGACCCGGCGGATATTTGCCGGGAGATGCACATGGACGCGGATTTTCTAAGTCGGTGCAAACGAAAGCTGCGGAGGGAAAGAAAACGAGACGATTATTTGAAAATGCAAGAGGGGGTGATTTAGGTGAAGCATTATGGAGATGTCACAAAAATTCACGGAAATGAAGTAGAACCCGTGGATTGTGTGATAGGTGGTTCACCTTGTTAGACAGGATCTTTCCATTGCTGGAAAGAGGGCAGGGCTTGCCGGGGCGCGTTCCGGCCTGTATATGGAGCAAATACGGATTATCAAGGAGATGAGAGAACGTGACAGAAGAATGGGGCGAACAGGTGAGTTTGTGCGACCTCGGTATATGGTCTGGGAAAATGTCCCCGGAGCCTTCTCAAGCAACGGCGGAAAAGACTTCGCAGCCGTCCTCGAAGAAGCCATCCGCATCGCAGAACCGGAAGCCCCCGATATTGAAGTGCCTGAAAAAGGTTGGAACACCTGGGGGGGATACCACGATGAAATGGGAGGACGATGGAGCGTTGCGTGGCGAGTGCTCGACGCGCAACACTGGGGAGTCCCCCAACGTCGCCGTAGAATCGCGCTTGTCGCAGATTTTGGAGGCGACACCGCATGGGAAATATTGTTTGAGCGGCAAAGCATGTCAGGGTATCCTGCGGAGAGCGGAGCGGCGGGGGAAGGCCCTGCCGCCGGTGCTGAAAGCGGTGCTGCTTACGCAGTCCGAATCCGGGGAGGATGCGACGGAGGAGGCAAAGGAGCCTTAGTCCAGACGGAGAAAAGCGGGACGATTAAGTCAGGGAATGATCAGACGCTTTTCTGCATGGCAACTCAGCAAGGCGGGGCCGAGGTGCGAAACGATGACCGTGCGCCGACCTTGACCGCTTCCGCAGGCATGAGTGGGAATAACCAGCCTGTCATCTGTATCCAAGGAAACGCAATCGACCGGGCTGATACCGCAGGATGTAACGGGAAGGGCTGGAAAGAAGATGTCTGCTATACGTTGAACACCATTGACCGTCCGGCGGTCTGCGCTGGGTTTAAGCTGGGGAACAGCGAACAGGCCCGGAGCATCGGATACGCCGAGGAACAGGCCCCTACACTGAACGCGGAGTGCGGAGGGAATAAACCGGCGGTGCTGTGCCTGAACGATCAGGGCGGGAATGTGATGGGTGTGAGCCATGATGTTGCCGGTACGCTGAGAGCACAGGAGCATGGGCACCAGCCAGCGGTCATGGCGTTTGATACTACGCAGATCACCAGCAAGCAGAATGGGAGTATTCCTGACTTTGGGAAGCCCTGTCACACGCTGAACGCCAACGCCCATGTGCCGTGCGCCGTGCTGGATATGAGCCACGCCTGCGACGTCATCCGGGACTGCGGCGAGGTAGCACCCAGTCTGCAAGCCCGTATGGGAACCGGCGGCAATCAGATTCCGCTGACGTACCAGAAAACAACCGGAACTTTATCGCCCGGAGCACACGCAGGGAGCTATAACGGGCAGGACGCTTACAACGATATGCTGGTGGTATCAAGCGAAATTTCCCCAGCATTAAGAGCAAAAGCCAATGACCCATACCGAACAGATATGGCCGCGTATGTCGCAAGCGTAGATTGCCGAAATTTCACCGAGGGCGGGGAGATCAACGGAACCTTGCAGGCAAAGGAAAGCGAAGGCCAAAGCCTGAACCTGAACAATACGGTCCGCCAAAACATGGTGGTTCGCCGCCTGACCCCGTTGGAGTGCGAACGGCTGCAGGGCTTCCCTGACCACTGGACGGACTTAGGCGAGTGGACGGACAGCAAGGGCAAACGCCACAAGGACGCGGACAGCCCCCGGTATAAGGCACTGGGTAACTCTATCGCCCTGCCGCCGTGGAAATGGCTGTTGAAACGGCTGTGCGGCAACTACGAGCGGGACGCAACTATGGCGAGTTTGTTCGATGGGATCGGCGGTTTTCCGCTGATCTGGGAACAGCTGAACGGACGCGGGACTTGTCTGTGGGCCAGCGAGATCGAGGAGTTTCCCATTGCCGTTACCAAACGGCGGTTCGGCACGGTGGAGGAACCGGGAGACATGGGGCGGTTTTTGTTCCCATGCGGAAACGAAAGGAGCGGGACATGAAGCACAGCAACGATTACTGGGAACAGGAAGCCTACTGGGAGATGGAACGGCGGCGGGCGGAGAAGAACCGCAAGACCAGAGAGCAGCGGCGGCGGGAGCGGGCGTACACCTCCGCCCTGATCGGCGGGATCTGCTTCTTGCTTTTGGTGGCGATTTTGCTGACGAAAGCCATTCTGGGAGGTGGAACGCCGTGAACAGGGAGAACCGGAGAGCAGGGTGGAATAAAAAGCTGCCCCCCTGCCCTCTCTGCGGACTGGACAGCGGGGAGCGGGTCGAGGATGCGGCACCGCCCTTTGACTTCGCCGTGGTGTGCGCTTCCTGCGGGGCGCGGACCAGACCGTATCACGGCCTGAACTGCGCCACAAAAGCGTGGAACCGGGGAGATGTTTACCGCCCGGAGAAAGGAAAACACCATGTATCACTGTGAAACCTGCGGTGCGGAGTTTGAAGCGCCGATGATCTTAGACCGGTCGGAGCCGAGACCGGACTGCTTTTTTGAGCGGTTTCGGAAGGTGGGCTGTCCCTATTGCGGGAGCCAGTATTTTAACGAAGTGGACGAGGAAGGGGAGGAAAAATGATGGACGCCGTAAAATTTTTGAAGGAAAGAGCACGGATGTGCGAGGCAAATCAAACTGGCGAAATGACCTGCGAAAACTGCGCCGCATACAAGGGGGTTTCGCAGTGCTATAAGCTGGGTGAACCGAAAGACCCAGAAAAGATGGTTGCTATCGTGGAACAGTGGGCCGCCGAGCACCCCGCCAAAACCAGACAAAGCGTGTTCCTTGAGCAGTGGCCGGAAGCGGCGATCTCAAAAGACGGTGCCATAGCGATATGCCCACTTGCAATCTCAGCCGCGTATAGGCATGGGAATGGCGCTTGCAACAAAGGCAATTCCGATACGTGCGCTGAGTGCAAACGACAATTCTGGTCTGCAGAGGTGGAATGAGATGGATGCGTTGGAATTTTTTAAGACAAGAAAACGGATGTGCGAAGCAACGAAATGCGCTGATTGCAAACTGTATCATGTGCAAGGAGGTTGTTGTATCGCTCCGGAAAAAGAGAAGATTAACGCCTTCGAAGAAGCTATTGCCATTGTAGAACAGTGGGCAAAGGAACATCCCATCAAAACCCGCCAGAGCGAGTTTTTGAAGCTGTTTCCAAATGCGCCAATATATACGAACACACATAACGTTGCTTTAGACCCATGCCTTGTTGATACAACGTTACGCGGACATTGCCCGACTGGAAGAGGTTGTGATATTTGCCGCCGGGAATTCTGGCTTGCGGAGGTGGAGGACACATGAAAGTGTTGATAGCCTGCGAGGAATCGCAGGAAGTCTGCAAGGCGTTCCGGGCGCTGGGCCATGAGGGGGCCTGTAACGGATGCCGGTGGAGGAGGTAGAATTATGAAAGCTGATCACATTGTAGAGGCGCTGACAGGTGACAGTGGATGGAAACACATGATTCCGCAGGTGGACAGCTCGGACTTCCCTACGCAATGGGTGCCGTCAGCGTATGAGTGCAGCATCATTGATGCGCAGGCAAAAGAGATCGAGAATCTACGGGGGCAGAATAGACAACTGATGCTTGAACGCAACTATGTTATGTCGATAATTGCGGACGTCAGAAAAGCCGGAAAGACGTGGATGTGCCAGTATTGCGCTCATTGCAAGGGCATCGTAAGCGGCATGGCTGACTGCGATTCCAAGCATCTGTGTGTTATGCCATATAGTCAGTTTGAGCTAAAAAGGCCGGAACCGCCGGAGGAGGAAACGTAAATGAAAAGACTAACAACTAATTGCCCTGATAACAACCTTGATGCCGCCCTGAATCTGTTTTACATCAAAGACTTCGAGACGTGGGTGCGGGGCGGAGGTGATGGACCGGATTACCCAGACATCCGGCTCTACGATTTTATCCGCAAAGCCGCAAAGATTTTGCTGCCGGACTTGGACTTCCCAACAGATGATGACGGCGTAGACTATGCGATGGGTGAGCTTTTGTTGGACGGTCCTGATGAGCCAACAGGATTGCTTGCCCTGCTATATACCGCAGCATGGTCATACGCAGAACTGCGTGGCAGGCTCATGCAATATGAGGACACGGGCCTGGAACCTGCGATGTGCGCCAATTACAAGACGTTTGAGGATGAGGCTATCAGTAAGGGCGTGACATTTAAGCGCATTGTCGCACTGATGGAGGCCGACAGAGCCGGTCGGCTGGTGGTGCTGCCGTGCAAGGCGGGAGATACGGTGTATGAGGTTACAAGTCGAAAAACCATAAGCGAATACCGAGTAAAGGCAATTCGCGTGGAATTGTTTTGTACATTCATTGAATGGGATATCGTAGCCGGGTTTGTTGATAAATCCATTTTCGGCGTACCGGTTGATGAAATCGGCAAGACCGTATTCCTGACCCGCGAGGAGGCGGAGAAAGCATTGGAGGCGAAAAGCAATGCTTGAAATCTGCCCCATGACACTGCGAGAAGCCAATGCCTACGTTGAGCAGTACCACCGGCACCACGGGCCTGTGGTGGGGCATAAGTTTTCCATTGGGCTGTCCGATGGAGAGAAAATCGTAGGCGTTGCTATTGTGGGGCGTCCAGTGTCCCGGCATCTGGATGATGGCTGGACGTTGGAGGTCAACCGGCTTTGCACAGACGGAACTCGCAACGCCTGCTCTATGCTGTATGCGGCGGCGTGGAGGGCGGCACGGGCCATGGGCTATAAACGGCTTGTGACCTATATTCTGGACACAGAAAACGGGACCAGCCTGCGGGCTGCCGGGTGGAAGTGCATCGGGCAAGCTGGCGGTCTCCGATGGACAGGCAAGCGCAGGCCAGAGGTTGATTTATGCCCCGCACAAATGAAGATCAGGTTTGAAAGGACGGAGGGAACGTGATGGAAAAAGTTAATTGCCTGCGTTGCCGCTTTAGGCATGAGGATAACGGGAATTGTACCGCAGTCGGCGGGTTCTGCACGGCGGTTCAGGCTGCCCACTGCCCGCTGCTGCGGGAATATTTGGACACGGAGCTGACGCCGCAGGAAGTCCTCAGTATGAAGTTCGAGTGGTGC